TTATAATAACCCATCATCAGCAAAACTATAATAAGATTCTTTGTTAATAATTAGATGGTCTAACAGCTTAATCTCTAAAAAACCACAAGCTAATTTCAATTTGCTTGTAATATCAATGTCAGCCTTACTTGGTGTTAAACTTGTACTTGGATGATTATGAATTAATATGATATGAGTGGATATAGATTTTAATGCTATAGAAAGAATTAACCTTATATCTACTACACTCGAAGATATGCCTCCCTTTGATAAATTATAAATACCAATAACCTTAAGTGCATTATTAAGAAACAATACTTTAGCTTCCTCACACATTTCAATAGTATCTAGATTCCAATTGTTGAGAGCTAGCATATATGAGGATTCACTAGTAGAGATAATAGTCTCTATTATGTTAGGAGAATAAGAAACTTGTATTTCTGATACCTGATGATGTTGCATAAATAAAAAGGGTTAAGTGAGTAATTAGAAAATAAAAAACTTCCAACCTCGTATTTACACATTATAGTATACAATACGAAAGTGGAAGTTTTATACAATAGAGTTATGTTAGAACTTTAAAATTAATCTGCTAGAACATGGTCATATTTCCCATTCGTAGAAAAGTTTTCCAGATCTGCCTCAAAGTTATCAGAAGAAGCTCTGTTAGCTTTTATTGAGCTAGAAGGAACAATACTTTCGGGAATATACACGAACCTATGTTGCATAATAATTGATTCTCCTGTTTCTTTGATAACATATTCATAAGGTTCACATTCTTCTTTCTGAACATTACCATGAAGCTCAGTACCAATTAATGCCTTGCAGGTTTCTTCATCAAATGTAGATGAAATAAAAGTTTTCTTTGCAGTAGCATAATACTGATTGGTCTTTTGGCTTAACACCATTTCAATACCTCCTTGAACTTCTAAGGCACAAAATGTTGTACCATCCTCTCTTTGTCTTGCTTTGTAACTGATAATTCTTACCATTGTTTTTAAATTTTTGAGTTAGATTTTTACATTTTCTAAAGAGATGTGTTCAGATTAAACTATAGTTGTAGAAAACAATTTATAGTCTGCCTGAAATTTTATTTCCTAATAAAAAAGGTATGGGGGAGTTTTCTCCAAAAATACGTGGGGGGCATTAGTCTTGAGGAGGAGTGGGTTTTTGCAGGACTTCAAAAAATTTTAAAAAAATTATTTAATATTCCTTATTTTTGAATTATTCCTATAATAAATATTGATGATTGATATAAAAATCCAAAGAAGTTTAACTTCAAAAAAAATAAAAGCTTTATATGATGATTATCTCTATGAGAAAAATTACAGTGGTGAATTTAGAATAGTACTTCCAAAAGAGATAGAAAAATATAGATTTGGTGTGCTGGCTGAATTGTTGCAATTCTTAATAACACTGAATAATAAATATATTGTAAAAGAAATTAAACTCTCAATTGATAGTGCCGAAGACTTAGATAAAGTTTATGAACAAGAGTTTATATACCCTATAGTATCATTATTCTGGAATTCTACAAAGTTTACAAATTCCAAAGGAGATACTATAAAAGATGAATTAAGAAGTTTGCAAAACGATTTTTTTATAAAAATGAATTCATTTCAAAGGCTAAAATCAAACAAATCATTATTGATTAATATTGATCATTTTTCAAATAGTAAAGGATTAGTAAAGCTTTTTGAAAATTCTAATGGTTTTAATGAAAATGAAGAACAAATAATAGATGTTATTAAGAAAATTCTTAAAAAAAATATACTAACATATAATTTTAATAATCTTACAGAATTTGAAAGTATCTTATTAGATATTGGTGCTATAATATATGAGCTAATTAAAAATACTTTTGAATGGGGTAAAACAAATAGAGATAATGTTCCAATTAATCCAAGTATACGAGGACTATACCTAAGATTTCATAGTAATATGTATGAAAATATAATTGAAGACTTTAAAGACACCCCAATTGAGGTTTTTCTAAAAGAGGAAACAATCCAAACAAAGTGCGTTACAGATTATAAGAAAATAGATTATTTAGAAATTAGTGTGTTTGATTCTGGAATTGGTTTTATAGATAAATTTCAAGATAAAGATGACTTAGACGATATTACTATATTAAAAAAATGCCTTGTTAAAAATCAAACCTCCTCTACAACAAATCTAAAGTCTAAAAAAGGTTTGGGATTAGATAGAATCTTAAAAACAATTGACCAAAAGGGATTTTTGAAAATTAGTACAGATAAATATATTGCTTATAGAAATATGATTAAAGATGAGTATACACAAGTAGACATAAATAATCTTACTGATTTAATTATTGAAGATTGGAATAATAACAATTTTAGAAGTACAAGTAATAAAAAATTATCTGGCACTTTTATAAGTATTTTATATCCTTTCAACTATTCATCATATCAAAACTAAGTAAATGAGTCAATTCTACATATACAATGCTAATCTACCATTAAATGACTTCAAGAAAGTAACTGTAATCTTCAACCCGAGTAAAGATTTTAATTACTCTAATTTAAGGGATGAGTTATATGATTTTTTTAAAAATTCAGCTCAATCAGATGGTATTATTTTCTTTTATGGTGAGGATAAAAGTGATTTTGAAAATGAACTACAGGAGAAGATTGATTTAATATTTAAAAGTATTCCTAAAGTTGAAGAAACAACTTTATCTAAAAATTTATTTTTTATTAAGTATAATGAGAATAAAATTCTAACAAGTAGTAAAAAGAAAATTGAAAAGTATATAAAAGAGATAGTACGGCAAGGACTTGTAAATATTTTTATAAAGAATGGAGGATTGGTAGAAAGTAAAGGAATCTCACACCACTTTAAATTTCCTTCGGGAAAACATTCTGCTAAATTTTTAAGAACAGCCAATGTATTATTGAATAAATCAGAAATTGATTTTATTGCAATTAACACCCTACATTTGATTTGTTCAAATGAATTTGAAAATATTTACTGTGATACTTTATCTATAAATGTAATAGGATATTCTATAATAAATTTTTTAAAAAGATTTAATTCAGATAGAGCAATAAATATAGAATCATTTAAGTCATATGATGGACTGTATAATAAAAATACAATCTTTAATACTAATTCCGTTTTTTTAATATCCGCTTCAACATCAGGAGGAATACTAGAACATATAAAGAGAAATCATAGTGAAATTAGTATAAATTCAATATGTTTTCTATTTTATCTACCATTAGAAAAGAAATCTAATGTAACAGTAGAGCAAGTGTTATGCGATTTAACATTTAACAAAGATCTGAATTATGGTATTGAAGAATATGAAATCTATAATACAAGTGTAAAACAATGCAGATTTTGTGAAAATCACTCTAAAGCGATAAATATCATTGGAGATTCATTTAGTATAGATGAACCAATTGTTGAATCAAAACAAATTACTGTTGGTTTTATAAAAAAAGAAATTAAAGATTTTGTAGAATTATTCAAGTTCAAAAATACCAATGATATAGGAACAACACTAAAAGTATCTTATGCTGAAGACACAGCAAACAGAAAAAAATACGACTTATATATTGATTATGAGAAAATAATAAACAATCTTAAGGAGTATCCTAAACATCAAGAAAAACTAGATTCTTACATACAACAATACATACCGGCATCCATAAAATATATTATTCATTTAAATGACAAAGGTTCTCAAGGATTAGCAGAATACATTTCTGATTCTATTAAACCACAAATTGGTGTTGAGCCAACAATTGTTAATCATTCTGAACTTTCTAAATATGATATTCATGAAAATACTGTTGGCTCTATTCTGATAGTAGGATCGTGTATAAGTAATGGTAAAAATCTACTGTATTTGAGTAGATATTTCAGAAATTATGCATCATTAAGACTCATATACTTTATTGGAATTAATAGAGTTAATAATCAAAAACAATATGATGAATTAAGAAGTAATATCAAATATGGGCTATACGGACCTGAAAACAGTACATTCATTGAAATAGAAAAAATTTTTTGTGACAACACAAACACAGAAACATCCTGGATCAGAGAAAGTGATTTCTTGAAGCAAATTTTAGAAGAAAGTGATGAAATTTGTAATGTTATCAAGGAAAGAATAAGTACACTTGACTCGTTTTCCAGTTCACAAGTTAAAGGAGGAAGTAATAATATTTTTTATAATAGTATTGATGGAAAAGAACTAAGGATCAGGCAGAATTCTGCTTTTTTCAATGACAACAGTTACTATCAAAATATCTGTCAATCGGACATCTACTTTACAATTTCTTGTATTTTAAATAATATGAGGACTGATAAAAATAAAGTACTTTATCAAACAAGTTTTGTAAGAAATCTACTTACTCCTCTAGTATTCAATAGATTTAACGATGGAGTTATTCAAGCTTCAATTTTAAGAGCTGCAAAAGATGAGGAATTAAATTATTCCATTAGTGAAAATACTTCTTTGGAAATGTTAAGCTTGCTATTAACTTTTTTAAAACATAAACATGAATATCAGGGAGAGGCTGTTTATGAGTTTTTGTATGCTCTTTCAATAGGAAAACTAAGGCTATTTAAACCTCATTATTTAATATTGATAGGTGAATTAAAAAATCATCAAGATGAGGTAATAAATATTTTTGAGAAAAGTATAACAAAAATATATCAAAAAAGTATTTAAGCCTTTTAGTATGAGAAACGCCTTTAGTGGTTATACTTATCAGAAACATATAACATTACTTTTATTATCTATTATGGATGCTGAAAGAAATATCTCTCGTATTGAAATTGAAGCTAAAGTTGATAACAAATTTGACGACCTTACAGTATCTATTAATAATGATATACTGTACTTTCAGATCAAAGACTTTGAAAATATTAATATAACTGACCTAATTATAAAAAGTGGAGAGCTTTTAATTAAAGGTAAACCACACAAACTTTCTACATATAAGAATATTTTATTCTTTAAACATATCGATATTATTCCAAACTCCAAAATCTTGGATTTTGATTGTTATAAATTAGATGATATTTACATAGTCTCTATGAGTCGCAGAGATGTTGATATTTATATTGATGATTTATATAATGGGAACCTAAACAGAAGATATGAAATTGAAGCCTTTTTAAATGAGCTCCTAGATGAAAGAATATGGAAAATAGACAGAATTAGTTTACCGATATTAAAAACATTTAATATAGACCTACAAGAGACCTCTGTTAATATTAGCCACAAGCTGCTAGAGTTTGAAAAGATACTTCTAATAGAAGGTAAGCCAGGTGTAGGTAAAAGTCACTTTGTGAATTCATTGACTGAATTATATCCTCAAAATATATTGTATAGATTCTGGATTGGAAATCAGGATAGAGATTATCTGGATAGATTAAAGTTTAAGAATTTCATACAAGACATATTCACAAAGACATTCAAAGATTTAAAGGATAGATCTATTTCTGATCTATTTCAAGAATTTAAAAAGAGACAAATTACTTTTATTATAGATGGTCTAGATCATGTTGAAAATTATAATAAACATGAATTAGATAAATTCATAGAGTTTATAAAAGAGTTGAAAGAACACTGTAAAGTAATAGTCCTCTCAAGGCCTTTAGTTACAGAGCTGGAATGGAAGAAACACATCTTAGAAAACTGGAATAAAAATCAAACCGAGCAGGTTTTAGATGAGTTATTCCATATTAGTGATTACAAAACCCAAAATCAAATTTTCTATTTAACACAAGGTTATCCATTACTTGTTAAGTATGTAGCTGAATTTTATAAACTGAATAAAGAACTTCCTGAAATAGAACAATTAAAAGATATTGATAGCTTTTATGAAGGGATCATTAAAAATGAGAAAGGAAAGCATTCTCTTTTATTATTCTTATGTACTGATTCTTATATAATGTTCTCAGAATTGGAAATATTTTTAGGTGAATCAAAATATTATGTTGAAGAGTTTATAAAAGAGCACCCTTACTTATTTGATATCAAATTGAATAGAGTTTCTTTATTCCATGACAGTTTCAATACATATCTCCGTAACAGATCTAATAATTACAAAAAATTAAAGGACAGTGTCAATGAAAAGGTATATAATTCAGTAACTAATTTAGAGAAAAGGTTTCTTTCAAGACTTTCATTGTTTAAATTAGAAGATAATCAGAGAAAACAGATATCAAGAAAGTTCTGTTCTATAAGTACTTTTGAACAAATTATACAGGATAATATAGACATTGAAGCAATACGAGATTTTTATTTTAATATAAGAGATAGCATGTATCAATGTAAATTCAATGATTTTGAGGTATTACATTATTATGAATTATCTTTAATTATAAACCTTTTATATAGAGATCATATTTCAACTCCTAATGGGTTTCTCTATACTTATGTAAAGACATTATTGTTTAATGGCTATACAGAAGAAGATATTACAAGTTCTGGATATTTATTTGGAATGCTTTTCTACTTAAGTACAAATAATCCTATATTACTATACAATAATGTTTCAAATGATAATTACTCAACTGAACACTTTCATAAACAGTTAAATCAAGATGTTAATGAGGAAGAATATTTCTTCATACAGCATGATAAAGCTGTTACTAAAAAGAGAATAAATGAATTATTGAAAAATAGTTTTCATTTTAAAGACTATTTAGTCCTGATAATTGAAAACTTATATATACATCAGAAAAGATATAAGGGGCTTGAAGAGCTATCTGATGCCATAGAAATATATTTAGATGGATTTGAGTCCAGAGGAGCTATTAAATTAACACCATTTTTAGACAAGTATCCCGATTCTTACTATTACGCTAATTGGTATTTAAAAGATGTAAAAGAGAACTTAATAGCCAAAGGTTATGAAGTTAGTAACATTGATAAAAATGATTATAATCATTTAACTCTAAAAGAACTTATACTAAAATATAAAGAAATAGGTAGCTTCAATTTAGGTAATAAAATCCATGAATATATTAGATTGGCATTAAACAGAAAACAACACATAGATATATCAAGTATCTCTGTGTTCTGGACTAAGTACTATAATAGAAAAGATTATACTTTTTATAGTATTCCTATGGCGTTAAAAACCTTAGAATCAAAAGAAATAGTCTCTTTGGAGGAATGTATAAAAGTAATTTCTGAAATTCAGAACATATCTGAAAAAGGATACAGTTATTTACTTGGCGAATTTATTGAGTTGTACCAGCCATCTGAAATAATACCCAAAATAGAAGCCTGTAATTTAGATCATCTTTCATTACAATGGTTTTTACTCCCTACTAAATATATTAATAGCTTCAATAATAAACTATACAATTATGCTATGAACCAACTAACAAGTTTACATAGAAGTGGAAGTATTGAAATTGGAGAAATTAAAAATGCGTTATTATCTAATAAATTAAAGGATATTGAGCTTACATTCAGCATTATTAAACTTAAAATCAGAGTAGAGAAGTCAGATGAAATACTAAAAAAGATAAATGATACCAAGCTTGTTTTTAATATTTACATAGACAATGACAAAAACAAGTATAAAAAAACAAGTGAAGAGAGATTTAAAGAAGGAGTTTTTTATATTGAAGATATTGACTTCATTAAAGACAAGAAACTATGTCCTTCAGAAGTGGCAAAACTTTCAGATGGTAGTTCCTCTTGTTTAGCTGAAATGCAAGTATTTGACATATTTGAAAAGAAAGAAGTAGCTAACCACTTTAAAGAATTATTATACAATGCTATAATAGGCAAAACAAAGAGAATAGATTACAACTATATTCTATACTATACTCCCGGAAATGTTTTATACATGATTGATAAATATGGAAATAAGAAAGATTTTGAAGCTGCAGTTAAGAGCTTTAAAAGATTTATGAAACTATCATTAGTTAGCTTACAATAATAAACAGACATATTAGCAATACTATTTTCATTAATTTAAAGTAAATAATATTATTTTTAAAACTATAACTAAACATATATAAAAACCAATGACAATTCAAGAATTTATAGCAGATTATAAAAATCATCCAGTTTTATTTATTGGTACAGGAATAAGCTTAAGATATTTAGAAAATTCTTATACATGGGATGGGTTATTAGGTAAAATTGCTTTTGAACTATCTGGTAATCAAGAATATTATCTTGATATCAAATCAAAATGTTATATTGATAATAAATTTGATTATTTAAAAATAGCAGAGTTATTAGAACATGATTTTAATAGCCATCTCCAAGAAGATAGAAATGGTAAATTCAAGGAAATAAATGATACTTTTTACAATAATATGCAAAAAGGCATACATCTTAGTCGCTTTAAAATATATATAAGTAAGACCTTTTCCACATTAAAATACAGAAGTGAGTTAGAGGAAGAATTGAAAGACTTCAAAAAGATAAGGAAGAATATTGGTTCAGTTATAACAACTAATTATGATGGCTTAATTGAAACAATATTTGAATTTAATAAACTAATTGGAAATAACATTTTATTAAGTACTCCATATGGTTCTGTTTATAAAATTCATGGATGTCATGAAGATCCATCCAAAATAATTATCACAGATAAAGATTATATTGGATTTGACAGCAAGTATGAATTAATACGAGCACAACTGCTATCATTATTTATACATAACCCTATAATATTTATGGGATATAGTGTAGGTGATGACAATATTAAAAAGATATTAAAGACGATATTTTCCTATGTTGAACCCAACTCTGAATTAGCTACTAAGATCAAAAATAACTTTCTATTAGTTGAATATGACAGAGTGAATAATAATGAAATTATAAGCGAACATGATATTGTCTTAGAAGGAGGATTAACCATTAGAATTAATAAGATAAAAACTAGTAATTTCTCTGCCATATACAATTCTATTTCTAACTTACAATTACCAATAACAGCATTAGATGTAAGAAAGGTACAGAATATTGTTAAAGAAATCTATGCTGGAGGAGATATAAAAGTTACTATAACTGAAGATTTAGATTCACTAAGAAATAGTGACAAAATCTTGGCAATAGGCTCTTCAAAGACAATTCAATATCAGTTTCAGTCAGCACCAGAATTATTAGCCAATTATTTCAATATAATAGATGAGTCAAACTCCCAAATATTAATGTTAATTGACAAGTATAAAATACAGCCAGCCCAGTATTTTCCAATATTTGGGTTTAATAGAATTAATACTGATATTGAAAGTGCTGACAGGCTTATAAGACAGCAAGAGTTAAACATTGCTGAATGTATTAGAAATATACTTCCTGCCTGCAAAAAAGTACATTCTACAATTGATAACATAATGGAAGATGAAAGTGTATCTTCTTCATATAAAACAAATTGTATGATCTGGAATACTCACGAGGGAAACCTTCCCCTTGAAGAAGTTGAACAATATTTAAGAGAAAATACGTCTACAACTGATACAAATTATAGAAAGTTGTTAAGTGTGTATGATCTAAAGAAATATAACTAAAAATAGCCCTATTAAATTAGGGCTATTATAACTAGCTCAAAAACCAATGATAATCAGAACTACCATTGAGTGCTTTCTGAACACCTTTTGAAAACTCAAAAGCATTCAAATTCCTGTCTAGGAAAGTATCTATATATGAAGACTTATTAGCCTGTGTAAAGAGATTATAGACATCCCATAAGTTTACTTTGCCATCCTCTTGCCTACAGAAATTTTTATCCTCATAATAATCTTTAGCCACAGTATTAATATGACTGTCATTAAAATTCAGTAAAGGAATATTCTGTTTCTCAGACTTAGGTAAATGCTGATATAATCTACTTCTCCCAATAAGTTGAGCAAACTGATGTTCAGAAAGAAAATCCTGCGTAAACTCTTTCATTTCCATAAGATGAAGTTCTGCATTATAACTCTGCATAGTTTCTAATGCTTTTGTGTACAAATCTTGTGAACTTCCTACTCTCATGTCCTCTAAAAATCCATCTGTGCTGATACACATGTTCATGCAAATTTGGTTCTGAAAACCTATGAAGAACTTGAACTTTTCCAAAGACTTCTTATTGTAAAGGTTCTCAAGATTATAACTACGTATTCCACCTATACAAAGAGATAGTTCATTACCATTCACAATACCAGTTATACTAGGCACTTTAATAATAAATGCCATTCTTTCATAATAGATAGTTTTCTCATGTTCAAATAGCTCTTTTACAGGTTTATGAATAGCTGAAGGAGTTCTACCCTTAATCTGATGGGAAACCCTAATTTCAGGTTCTGTAATACTTTGATGTGGAAATACTTTCTGAACTGCATTTAGAATAACCTCAATAAACTCTTGATGTGCAATAGTTTTCTCATTGTCCTTACTGAATACAGGTATAATACAATCATTCTGCAAGTGGTGTAATGTAGCTTCTGATGTATTAGCTATGATGAAAGGACTAGACTGATTATTACCATTTTTATATAGTACCAAAGGACTATGAGATATAGTCTGTACTTTAGAATCAGGCATTAAAAAAGCCTGAACCTCATTTGTAAGTTCAGGCTTAGGTACTTCATTTATTCTGCTGGGATAGAATACTTCTGTATCTTTAAAGCTCTCATTATTATGTAGGAAAATACCTCTAAGAGGTTTCTTTTCTATTGAAATAGTATTATTTACACTTCTTAGTTGTAGACCTATAGAAGCTTCTGTTGATTTAGAGCCTACCTTTATAATGTTGGGAGTTTTATTGAAATTTTGAGTGTCCATTTTTACTGAAATTATTGGGGTTATTTAAATTGATAAGTAGTGATTTCTTAGCTTCAAAATCTGGTTTTAAGCTTTCCTGATACTGCGGAAAATATCTGTATAGGGCTAATAATTCAGTAACAGATTTACAGTTCTGAATAGCCTCATATACTTCCTGTTCTATTACATGAGAAAGATTTAAACTTGGATTACTCTCATAAGGAGAAGAGCCATCAAATGCTTCTTTAGGGTCTATTTTAGACATATTCTTTCTTCCACCTGAACTTTGAGTATAGTTTTCAGAAGAATTGTTTTTTGAGCCTGAATTACACCATTTTAAAATCATTTTCCCTATATCAGATGTAATAACAAACTCAGGTTTATTCATAAATAATCCTGTCCTGTCTTTAGAAGCCTTAGCAAGATGATTTTCATTAATAAGCTCGAAGTTTATAGTTAGCTCATACTCAAAACCATCTCTGGTGATTTCTTTAGTTCCATGTTTCACAACTTGGGTTTTACCGTTGCTACCTATATCAAGGGAATAATCTATTTTCCTTCTAGTTGTTGTAATAATATGACAGCTTGATTGTAATATCTTATTAATAAAAGCTTGGTGGCGAGGACTCACGTTTGCCCAATCTTGAAATCTACCTCCTAATTTCTCATGTATTTCTAAACATCCTCCTGTACCATTCCATTCATGACTTGCAGAATCTATGATAATAACTTCAATGCCTGATTTCTCGCATAATTCAATAGCCTGGATATATCTTTCAGGGCTATAAGGTGCTTGTAAGTCCAAAACATTATAATTTCCCAGGTCTGAATATAAGGAAGCAGAGGAATTTTCTGTATCTATAACAGCTATTTTGCTCCAGTCTTGTGTCATTCCATAGGCTAATAATAAGGCTGATTTGGTTTTTCCAAATCCACTTGCTCCGGATAATCCTAATCTGAGCTTTACCTGTTGTCTTTGTGATTGTTTTAATTGCATAATAAATTGATTTAAGGTTAAATAATGAAAAATCCCTACAATTTCTGTAGGGATTTTTAGAAACTTCCAATTTCGTTTTTGTACTCTATAGGGATATATACGGAAATAGAAGTTTAAGAAATGCTAAATGCCTCTCTATCTCCATTTAGATATTGAATAAAAGGGTTTCCATCAGCATCTATTATTAAGGTTGGCATTGCTTCTTCAGGAATACTAAAATCTTCTACACTAAGAAAGTTCATTACTAAATTAGAATCTGGAAGAACCACATCCTCCTCTATTATAAAATAATACCCATTCATTGTTGAGCTTTTAAATTTTTTAGCCTTTCCTTTAAAAAAATCAACTTTCATATAATTATAAAAACCTTTAATTCTTTCAGCTTGTGAATAATTACTTCTTGTAAATAGATTCTTAAAATCAAACAGGTTTTTACTAATAACAGGGTCATAAGTAATTAAGACTTCAATCATTCTACTATACCTGTCCATTTCATCAGGTAAAATAAAATTCTCTGGTACATCATTAGGAAAGCACCTTTGACCTCTTCTAGTTGTGATTATTGAGTTCAACATTTTTTCTCTAAAATAATTTAAGTCCAAATAAGCTTGTACCACTAATTTATCACTGTCTAAAATATCATCTGGAGTTTCATTCATTTTTAAAGCATGTGATATACATGACATTAAATATTCCCCTCTAGGATAAGAAGCATCTATAACAAACCCACTAGTAGAGTAAAACTGAAAATTAAAAATCTTATTTTGGGGATAAAACTTCCTTTGGACAAAAGCTATCAGCTGTTGTTCAAAATTTTTATGAGAATCCTTAATTATCTCTTTTCTTCCAACAGAATCTTTATAGAAAACTTTATAATTACTAAATATCTCATCCTTAAGATAATTATAAAAATACTTTGATGTAGTAGTCTGAAGAAGCCACAAAAAATTTTCATCTAGATACTCTTTTAAAAATTGCTCTAATTTCCATTGAATCTTCCCTTCTTCAAAAATCAAGAGAGATTTAGCATTTGTATCTGCAAGTCTACAATTAACGAATTGATTTGTTAATGCAGAATATAAGATAAATGAAGATAAATCTCCACCAAAAAATTTATGATATTTTGGAAAATACTTTTCTCCCTCCAAAATTTTATAGTTTTTATAACTAGGAAAAGTTAGTGAAAGTTTATTTTCTCTTGATAAGGTTTGTATATGTTGCTCTTCATCTCTAACATTTTCATGAATTACTTCATCATAAAAAGTTTTAAGCAGTTCATCCTGTTGATTAAAAGAATAATATTGTACTAATCTATCATTTGAGGCTTTGTAATCCTGATGTACTTCATAGGAATCCATAAATCTTTCTTTTAATTCCTCAGACATCATTAATGTAGTCGAATCAAACTTATCAGGTGGAGGGAGAACAATATGAATTTCTCCTTTAGTTCTTTGTCTTGCTAAAGCTTGGATAATGGAATTTACTCCATCTGAAAATATTCCATAATTACTTAAATTTCCTTTTGTACCTAATGGAGGAAGAATTATGATTAAAGCATGATCTTCTTTTTCAATACTTACTCCAGATTTAAAGTTTGTCCCTACATTACATTTCTCAGGATTATACCTATTTACGAATATATCTCCAAATGAATATTTACTATCTGAAGTACAATTGTTAATCTCCCCAAAAGCATCAAACAATAACTTACCAATACCTGAATCTATATTATTACATATTTTATCTGCAAGATTTTTAGAATATGAAAGAATATCTATTTTCTTTCCTTTTCTAACTAAATCCTCAACTATTGCTTGTATACCATCATTACTTTCTGAATAACTACTTGCAGTATTAAAATGTAAAAATAATTCTGATTGCTTATCCATAAACACTTTTCTTTCAGATTCTATAATTTGAATTTTATCATCTGTAAGCTCAGCCAGATACTCTATTACAACCTTAGAAGCTTCATTGTAAGTGGCGCTTAATATAAAATTCTTATGAATGACATTTTTCCATTTCCATAAGTTGAAAATATATCTTTCTTTAAAATTATGAATGGAATCATGGATTTCATCATAGATAAAAACTACCTTTTTTCCACTTTCTTCACACATTCGCTTTAAGTAGTTTATATAGTTTCTTTTAGCTTCGCTGTTTATTAAAGATTCCTCTCCTGGATTACCTAATAAACAATTCACTGTAGCAATCTGAACCCTACTATTCCACGCATCTCTAGACATATCCTTACCAATTAGCTCATATCTATAAATATCCTCTTCGGGTATTCCTATACTAGCAGTTTTTTTATAGTATTGCTCAACTAAACTCGTAAATGGTGAAACTATGAATATTAAATAATCAGTATTATCATAATAGTCTTTTACCACTTCCATTATAGCTGTAGTTTTACCCTGACCTACTGCAGCATTAATAACTACTGTATTTTTTTCTTGCAAATCTATATTATCGATAATAGCCTGACCAATAAACCCATCATCGTTTGGACTTATTACTACTTTATCACTCACAGAAAAATCTGGAAAATCCTCCTTATTTATTTCTTTAAAATCTATAGGAAAACCATCAAAATGGCTATTAGTTGACTCCATATAAAATAATATTAAATATTTAGTAAAAATAGAACATAGTAACTAATATTAAGTTATTTCAACTTAGAATTCAATCTATTCATCTGCTCACTAACCTTTTTCTGTACTACCTTAGCATAATGTTGCTGGGTTATAGTAATTTTTGAATGCCCTAAAAGTTGTGATACAATCTCCATAGGGACATCATTAAAAAGTAATACAGTTGTTGCAAAGGTTCTTCTTGCTAGATGATGAGTAAGCCTTTTATTTATTCCAACTATATCAGCTATTTCTTTCAAATAAACATTAAACTTTTGGTTACTTAACTTAGGAAGAACTCTTTTTTCATCAACATAGTCATATTTATCAATGATTCTTTTACTTCTAGTAAACAGAGGTATTGTTAACAAATGCTGAGTTTTTCCTCTCATCATATTAATCCATTCATTACCATCAAATCCCTTTATAATATGAGATTTTTCAAGATTAACCATCTCACTATAAGCCAAACCTGTATAACAACAGAATACAAACATATCCTTAACCATCTGCAATTTTTCAGCTTTAAATTGATATTCCTCAAGCTTAGCTAATTCTTCTTCAGTTAAATAAGTTATTTCTTTTTTAATATGTTTTACTTTATAGTTAGTAAAAGGTTCCTTGTGTAAAATATCTTCTGAGAGAGCAACCTTGACAATTTTCCTGAACCTTTGTATCATCTTATTAGTAGTAGCAATAGCTAAAGACTTTTCTGTTTTTAAATAAAACTCATAATCTTGAATAAATTTCAAGTCTAAATCTTTAAAATGATAATCAGCTTTGTTGAAATGAGATTTTATAAAGTCTTTTAACAACTCTTTCGCTTGTTTAAACTTCCATAAGGTTGCTATAGAATACTCCTTCCCTATTAGTTTTTCAACTCTTATATTATGTTCTTGAAAAAGCTGAAGTATAGTTTTGTCTTGCTTAGGAATATCTCCTTTGTATTGTAAGTAAATATCGTTAATATCAAAATCATTTCCACTAACCTGTAGAAATAAAAAAGCCTGATTAATTCCATTCTTAACCAGACTTAGTGAAGTATTAATAAATGTATTTTCTTCATTAGGAGGCTTAATTAATTGTTGTTTACTATCCCATTGTTTAGAAATAATAAATAATCCTGTAGAAAAAACCTTTCTTTTTCCTGAATAGGTTAACCTACACCTCAATGGAGCTTTACCTTTTGTATTCACATTGGTTTTATCTATCACAAATAGTATATGTAATTTATTGTAATTCATTTAATTAATAAATTTTAAAGGGTATGCCTTTTTAATGATGAAGATGTGCCTTTTTATATGCCTTTTCTCCATCAGAAGGAACTATAGAAACTAGAATTATTGATAAAATGTAAGTATAAAAGACTGAACTACAGTATAGAAATAAAAAAAGCACTCAAATTGAGTGCTTTTCTGTGGTCCCACCTGGGCTCGAACCAGGGACCACCTGATTATGAGACGAAAAAAATTATTTTATATTTTATTATATCCTTTTTCATCATGTTGATTTTCAATAAAATAAAACTTATTCTTTTTTTCATTTCATTACTATATTTTGTTTTCTTCTGACAAAATGTTTCACCTATGTTTCACCTATCTATTTTAGACGATTTGCAGAAACTGCAAGAACTACAACTATTATATTAATCCTTCATCATTAAAACTCACATAATGTTCTTTTGTAATGATGATACTGTCAAGAAGAGCTATGTCAAGTAGCTTACAAGCTGTATTAAGCTTCTTTACTATAGCTAAATCTGCATTACTTGGATTAAGATTGCCACCTGGGTGGTTATGTACCAATATTAATCCAGTTGCTAAGCATTTCAAGGCTACTGATAAAATCAATCTAATATCTACCAAACTACTTGTAATACCTCCTTTGGATAGACTATAGAAGCCAATGACAGTATTTGAAGAGTTTACGAAGAGTATTTTTACCTCTTCTTGCATTTCTATTATTCCATTATCCCAGATTGTCCTGATAATATTTACTACATCACTACTCATGGTGAGCTTAGTTTCAGACATTTTGCAAGGATGGTATGTTACCTTAATCTCTGATACTGTTATTTCTGTATTCATTTTTTTTGGAGTATGTGAGGAAGCTTATTTCACATTTTTTGTAACCCCAAAATCATAAAACTTGTTTAGTACTCTTTTCTGATACATTAAGATAGTTACATCCTCTTCATCATGATAGGAAAGTTTCAGAGTTACTGAGTTAGGAAAATATACTAATAATTCTGTTAGTCTATTTTTAAGATTCTCTACCCTATTCTCTTTGTATTTCAACTCAACCCTCATAAGCCTGTCAGCATTAAAATATAAGAGTATCTGCTTAACTTTTAAGCCAAGAACTTCATTTATCTCTCCAAAGTATTCGTAAGGTACTAAGGAGAGATTATTTTCAATAAACTCATAAGGGGGGATAGATATAATCTCAAACTCGAAGTCATTATGCTCATCATCTAGCCTGAATTTTAAGTGCTCGTATATGTCATTCTTCATTTGTTTTTAGATAGTTAAAGCTAATAGGAATAGCTGATTGTTGTGTATCAAAAGATTTCTTGGTCATATTCTTTAGGAACTTATTTGCTTTGTATATCTCCTATACAACCACTTTTGATTTTAATTAAGAATAATCCCCTTCAGTTTTATTAAAGCCAAGAAAGAGGTTACCTGGGACTAAGATTTCACAATTAATCCAGTCATGAAATACCCTGTTATCATCTTCAAGAATTTGATTAACATAAGATTTCTGATAAACCTCATCGTTAAATCTGCTGTATATCTCACAAATGTATAACTTACCCCTGTTCAGTTCCCAGGTTACAATACTGTTACTAAGGAAGAATGTAGAAGTAGTTATTATGGTAAACATGCTCTTTTTAAGGTTTTCACCAAAGTCAACATTACCTGGAGCACTGTAATAGTGAATAACTTCTAATATCATGCTATCAGAACAATAAGCAAGATAATACTAATCATACTTGTAATTAATGATAGCCTGACATCAACCCTACCTGGGATGTATAATGGTGGTCTTCTAACTATATGATATTTGTACACATAGTTGTTAGCCATTACCATTGAAATCAGTAACCCTGCAACTATGAAGATTATTGCCCAATACCACTTGGTATAAAGAAACATTGTTATTGTGGGTGCTATTAAACCTGTAAGAAAGAACCAAAGATTTAATAGTACTGTATTTGTTCCTCTGTAGATAGTAGGAATATTTCCATCCTCCTCAGCAACATTTTTTGTTGCATTATGTAGGCTAAGGCTTAGAAAAGCCAAAAAACAATAAACTAAGGACATATTATACTAATGCTTTTCATTGGTGTCTTTGGCTGTGCTGTTTGTATTGATTTTCTTACCATGTTCATTATAAAATGCTATGTAGAGCTTGTTCTGTCTCTCGTTATAATAACCAACAAGATGGCTTTCTGGGCTTATTTCTTTATAATCTTCTGGTAGAACCACTTGTACAGGGTAATTGACAAGATTGTACCCTTCTATATTTGATTCTTGATAGAACTTAATCCCAAAAACTGCTAAGAGTATTCCCAGAACGAAAGTGATTGTAATTAGTAATGGCTTTGTTTTCATATTTAAAGTTGTTAAAATGTAAGCTTATTAAGGTTGGATAAAAACTTGTAATGAGGTATCATCAACAACCCAAATACCCCAAAAGATAAAGGAATGCAGATAATACTAAGAATGACTGTATTTGTCCTACTTCTGTTCTTGAATTTCTTAAAGGCAGGAGCATCAATGGTCCCCTCACTGAATTGAAGATATCTCTTGTAAAGTTTTCTAATAGGATTAAACAGTAATGTAAATATTGTTATGTAGAATCCAAAGGTTATTAAACCTGCTAATATTGTCCCTGCAAGGTATGCCCCATCAGTTAAATCATAATTACCTCTTTTGTTAATGGTATAGACCATTGTGAAGAATAGTAAGAATGTAAAGGTTAAGATATACAGAAAGAGATTAGACTTTTCAGAAATCTTTCCATACTTCTCAAGGTTGGTATTAGTTTCTTCATCAATATTTAAGGTTGGATTATCAGTACCAATGGTATTAACTTCAGAAGTCAGCATTAATTTTTTGTCGTTATTTCTTGACTTGATAATTAGATAAATAATCAAGGTTGGTATACCTAGTATAATGAATACAATTACAAGGTGTTGAAAGCTCAATGTTAAGGTTGTTATCATAGTTAAAAATGTTTAGTTAAGATTAGACAAATATATATAATTATCAAAAATGATAACTATAATATTATCATTTTTGACCACTTTTGACATTAGTTATTGTGTTGATGGAAAAAGTAGACTTTCAAATAGCTTTAGGTAAGAGGATAAGACAGCTAAGAGAAGAGAAAAAGATGTCTCAGGCTGAGCTGGCTTTGTTATGCAATTTTGAGAAGTCTAACATGAATAGAATTGAGACAGGCAAAACTTGTCCAAGTAGTTTTACTTTATATAAAATTTCAATCAGCTTAGAGGTTAAGCTCTCTGAAATCACCAATGTTATTGAATAATTCCCACATCTTTAAACATCCCTCTTAACAAAGTCAAAAGTTACTGTCATCTTCTGGTAAGAGGTTACCTGGGGACTCTGATATTATATTCAATACTCTTATAATCAACAGGCACAAATAAAAATTCAGCTATTTAATAAAATCTTACCCAGTCATTAATTATTTTTACAGTCAAAATTACCTGGGTAGATGTAAAGATAAACATCAATAAACAGGAAAAAATAGAGTAAAAGAAAAGGACAAAATTTACTTCCTTTCTTTATAGGCTCCAGGTAAATTTTGTCCTAAATAAGTCCCACTTTTTGTTTCTGTATATATACATTTTACAAGAACTGGGACTTTTAATATTTTTACTGGATAGTACTCACAAGGTTACCTGGAACTGTATAATTCTCTAAATAATTATTTGGGGCTAATTGTGAACTTTCATCAGGAGTGTATTCATACCTGTGATTCAGGGTAATAAGTTCTCCTGTTTCTTTAATGGTATATTGATAAGGTTCACATTCAACCTTGATAATATCTCCTTTCATCATAGTACCTCGAAGACTTCTGCATACAGCTTCATCAAAGGTAGCAGGTATGTAGCATTTCTTGGCTGTTGCATAATACTGACCTGTACTCTGACTTTGTATAAGTTCAATACCACTGTTGATTTCAAGGACACAAAACATAGTCCCATCTTCTCTTTTTCTTTTGGTGTAATTCGTAATCGTTACCATAGTTTTTTTGATTTTGAGTTAATTGTTAATTAATGAAACAAGACACAAACCTTTACACCACCACTATTACCTGGGGTCTAAAGGCTTAATATCTGTTATCTCTCCACAAGTGAGGGTTATTCAGGAGTGTTGTATTGTAAAAGAGAAAGATTTATATTCTCATTTTCCCATCCCAGGTTCAGGAATGGGTGAGATGAGTATAAATCAGTATGGGAAGGTACAGAGAAAGAACATACACAAGATGGTGCAGTGCTATCACAAGTAAAGAACTAAAATTGAAGCTGCAATTGTTCACAGATTTATTAATAGACCTTTGAAAATTTTCTAATTTCTGTAAAGTGGAGGGGGGAATTTTCCATTTACGAAATTGGGGGAGATTGTTGAAAGGTAGAGAAACAAAAGACAGAAAGCCTCATAAAATTTTTAGTAAAATTTTTTTATGAACTGTAAACCATATGTTCTTATACTATGGAGAGATTGAACTAAATGGATTAACTTAGTGCAAATAAAGAATTATAATAAATCTTTACATCATGGATAATTTAACACCAGAACAAAGGAGAAAAAATATGCAAGCAATTAAGAGCAAAGAGACTAAGGAAGAAGTACTGCTTGCAAAAGCTTTATGGAATTTGGGTTACAGATATAGAAAAAATAATAAAAAAATACTTGGAAAGCCTGACATAAGTTTTTCCAAATATAAAATAGCTATATTCGTAGATGGTGAATTTTTCCATGGAAAAGATTGGGAAACTCAAAAAAATAGAATAAAAACTAATAGAGACTATTGGATTCCAAAAATTGAAAGAAATATACAGAGGGATAAAGAGGTCACTGAATACCTACTATCAAACAATTGGAGAGTGATAAGATTCTGGAGTAAAGAAGTTAAAAAAAATCTTTCTTCCTGCTTAGAAATAATTCAACAAGAAATCTCAAAATTAAAGAAGAATTAAATGTTTTTAAATACACAGGCACAGCATAGTATTGAAGAATATCATGAAAAGTTAAAGGCTATAGGAGCTCTCTCGAAGCTTTTTAGTGAATCTGATAAGCCTTATATTCAGTATAGAATTGCTGAAAATATATTTTGTGATGTTTTTAATGCTGAAAATCTTGCTAGAGCTGATGGAGCATATGATGCAGTTATAAATAAATTTGGAATTGGGATTAAAACTTTCGTATTGAATGGTAATTCTAAAGTTGAAAAAGTAGCTGAATTTAATGCAGATAGTTCCCTACTTAGAACACTTAGAGGAATGGAGCTGGCAAAAAAATTGGCTGATCTAAGAAATGAAAGAATCTTAATTGCAGATAGAGCATATGATACTAACAACAGGGTTTATCATATAATTGGAAGAGATAAAGGTGTAATTAAAATCTTTGAAGACAGCTATGATCTAGTAGATAAAGAATCTATTGAAATAATTTCTGATACAGCTGTTACATTAAAATTCAAAGATACCTTTAATGAATATACTTTTAACCACTCAAAAAGTGTATTAATGAAAAGGTTTGTAGTACCTGATAATTGCCAAACTTTGGAAATTGAGATTCTTAATGATCCAATTTCTTTATTGAGAAATGCAATTGCTAATCCAAGCACTTTAATTGAAAGTATCAGTAGCTATACTGAACCAACTAATCAAATTACTCAAAATGAACTAGCTCCAGGTGAGGACTACATTATACTTCCATTATATTCTGCAAAAAGGAAAGCTTCAAGACAAAATCATATAGTTCCTGAAAAAAGCCAATTAAATCAATGGAATGCAGGTGGAAGAGCTAGAGACTATGGGGAAGTATATATACCTATACCTGCAGACATTAGAGATTTAGCACCAAACTTTCTCCCACCAAGGGAAGTTCCATTCACGTTAGTAATTCCTAGTGGAGAAGAGCTCTCTGCAAAAGTCTGTCAGGATAATGGAAAAGCACTAATGACCAACCCAAATAATGCGCTATCAGATTGGATGTTAAGAGATATTCTAAATTTAGGAGAAGGGGAAATTTTAACTTATGATAGACTTATTGAGATTGGTTATGATAGTGTTAAAATAACAAAAACAACAGATAATAAATTTTACATAGATTTTACAAAGTTAGATGAGTATGAAACATTTTTAGAAGCATTTTAATAATGAGACAAGGAGAACAAAAAAAAGAAATGGCAAATTTCTTAGCTGCTGAAAAAACTACAAGAGATATTTATTCAAATGAAGAAAATAGATATGTAATAAGATTTTCAAGTATTCAAAGGAAAAACAATAACTATTGGTTCACTATTAATAGTGATAATATTGATTCTTATAAAGAACATGAGGTAACAGCATTTATTCTTTTTGGACCCAAAGGATATTTCAATATTCCTTCATCTATTATTAATGATCTAATCAATGGATTCCATGGTGTACCAAAGGATGGAAAATATCACTTTCATATTACTCTAGATAATAAAACATTAAAGAGTACTGAAAGTAATTCTTTTGATATTAGTCAATACTTTAGTGAGCTTCCACCTATATTAAAAATATATTATGATATGTATATTATAAAGGATCCTATGGCTATACATTATTACTCATTTAAAACAACTGTTACATCAATAGATAGAGCTAGTCCAGGTGAAGATGAATTTGAATTTGGAGGAATTTATCAGCATGAAGCAATAACTAATACTGGCGATATTGTTTTTTTTAACCAACATGGTGACAATCCTGAGTGGGCTTTTGGATTAAGTGCTATTTGTATTATTACTCATGGACCCTATGCTAAAGGTTATGACACTAACAACCCAAGATATTTCAAAATTAAGTTAAAACCATTGCTTATTTTACCTAAAGTGCTTTCTAGACACGAATTCATTGGTTATTTTAATAGTTATAGCATTCCTTTTATAGGACCAATGATAAAAAATGAGCAAAATCAGGCTAACAGTAGCATAACAATAGAACAAGCCAGAAACTTAATTGGTATTTTACTTGACATCTTTCCAGAACTTGAAGATGAAATAACAACAATTTTTGGAAATAAATTTCACATTACTAATCTTAGAGCTATTGAGGGAGGATTTATGAAACTAAATACGATTTCAAACATAGAAGTAAATCCTAATTCTATTTCAGAAGACTTCCCTAAAAATCTAATATTATATGGAGCCCCTGGAACAGGTAAAAGTTATGAAATGAACAAAAGAGCAAATGAGCTCTTCCCTAATGAACTTTTATACAAAAGAGTTACATTCCACTCGAGTTATTCATATAGAAACTTTGTTGGTTCATATAAACCCAAACCTCTATACAAAGAAACAGGAGTAACAATATTTAATTCTGACAGGGTTACTATTAATGAACATAAGGTTGAACCTGTTATTGAATATACCTTTGAACCTGGACCTTTTTTAATATTGTATGAGAGAGCAGTCAAAAATCCAGATCACAATTTTTTATTACTGATAGAAGAGTTGAATAGAGCTAACACTACTGCTGTTTTTGGAGAGCTATTTCAACTGCTTGATAGAAATGATAATGGAGAGAGTGAATATCCTATTACCTTAGAAACTTCAATATATGATTATCTAAGAGGGAGAAATATTGCTGAGACTGAAATTAAAATCCCTTCAAATCTATATATATGGGCAACCATGAATAATGCAGATCAAGGAGTATTACCTCTTGATACAGCTTTTAAAAGACGCTGGAGCTTTGAACATCTAGGAATTAATAAGAGTGAAATCCATATAAATGATGTTAATATCAATATGCCTTTCCTTGAAGGCAAGCCAGAACTTAAATGGAATACTTTTAGAAGAATCATAAACCAAAAGCTTCTTGAGCTTGGAATTCATGAAGATAAACTTGTAGGTCCTTTCTTTTTAAATAAAAGAGAAATTACAAATCAGAAATCAGTTAAAAACAAACTGCTTCTGTATCTAAAAGAAGATGTTTTAAGATATAAAACTGGAATATTTAAAAGTTCTTTGAAGACCTTTTCTGAAATAGCAGAAGAGTATGATAAAGGAAATAATGTGTTTGATGAAACTTTAGCTTTTGAATAATCCTGTTATTTATATTGAACAAAAGTCATATACTAAGTCTGAATTGTTGATTTCTTTTTCAGAAGAGGAATTATTCACATTAGGCTTAAGAGGTATAATTGAGCAGAGTAATACCTATTATAAGTTTACTTTTGTTGGGGTTGTATCTGTACGAAGTGTCGCATTTGCTGTTATACCTAAAATATACACTAGAGAGCTAAAAGAGTCTGCCTTATTAACAATTAAAACTTTAAAAAGATATACAAAAACCAATAGACATCTATTTGATGGAATTGATTTTTTCAACATAGAGCCTGATAATCCTGAATGTTCTGAATTAGCAATTGCAGAGTTCTTATTAGAGGACTTTCAAAGTAATGGAATTTACACTTACAGAGATAGACTGTACGAAATAAATGGGAATGGAGACATTCACTGGGTTCATACAGTTAATGATATTGATCCAATCTATTCTTCTGGTCAGCCAGTTTATACTGATACTATAAATCACACTATAATTGAAGATATATTTAACTTAACAGCAGCTATTCAAAAGTGGGGGTTAAATTATATTTCAGAAAAATATTCAGTATTTCTAGGAATAGATCTTATTAATTTTGATTTTGATTACGAAGAGAATCTAAGTGAAATAGGAAATCCAGAGCAGCTAATAAATCATCTTCTAAAGTTATTACAAACTGTTTATACTGACAGAGAAATATATTTAATAAAATCATTAATATTCTTAATTAGAAGTAAGACTGGAGCTTTGGAAAATGATATGTCTTTGTATGGTACAAAAGCATATTCAACTATTTGGGAAGACATATGTAAGCAGATATGGAAGTACAAGCATTCAAAAAACTCTTATTTTCCAAGACCTAAATGGGATATTTTAGGTAATAATTATGAATCTAAAAGTATATTATTACCAGATATTATTATAAATGATAATGAAAATAATACCTATCTATTTGATGCAAAGTATTACAGCCTAAAATTTAAAAGCACTCTATCTGGAGAACCAGGATACAAAGACATTTTAAAACAGTTTCAATACCAACAGCATATTGAGAATAAAATAGAAAAAGCAATTGGAAACTTTTTTCTTTTCCCAGCAAATGAGGATGAATTTTCAGAACTTAAAGAAGATGAGCATGCTGTTATAATTAATAATATAATATTGATTGGAGATATTAAATACGAGTTATACCCAGGTAAAAAAATATTAATTATTTTATGTCCATTTAAAGACTGGCAGCAGATGTATCTGGAGAATAAAAGCTTAGAAGTTACAAATTTAAAAGAGCTAATTTCTTAATTTTAACTAAAACTAATACAGATGAGCAGACTTGAATTTAAAGATGGAATATACAGGATAACTAAAAAAATTCCTTTTACTGAAAATATGGTTAAAGAGGAATTTATTAGTATAGCTTTCAAATTTGCATATGAAATGGCATATGGAGAAGGGTTTCACAGAGATCATAGAAGTGGAGGAAGTTTAATTAGGACTCCAGATGAGGTTTTTGCTAACACTTTCCAAGGTAAGCTTGCAGAGTTAATTTTGGATGATGAATTAAAAAAAAATGATATTACAACTTCTGGAGTTGATTTAGGAATATTTGAAAAAGGAATATGGGATCATGGAGACATAGTTGCAAATGGCAAAAATATTAATGTGAAATCTATGGCATTCTTTGCAAATTTATTTTTACTAGAATGTAAAGACTGGGATGAAAATGGAACCTACACACCAGATGGAGGAGCATTTATATATGATTATTTTGTATGTGTCAGAATCAAACCTAACCTAAAAGATCTTTTTAAAAATGGAGATTCTGATATAGAAAAAATGTCTAAGATCTTAAATATGCAGGATTTGTATTTTGATATTCCTGGAGTTCTATCACACGAAACCTTAAAAGAAATAATCAAAAGGGAATACATACTCAAAAAAGGGGATAAACTAAATCAAACCACAATGGATGCTGACAATTATTACATCCAAAGTGGTGATTTAAAAGACATTAACTTGATGTATAATAAATTAAAGGATCTTTGACTCAAGTACATCAAAAATTTTACCTGCAAGTCTTTCAATAACAGGAACACTTACAGAATTACCTGCTTGTTTGTATAAGTGTGAATTTGCAATCTCAGGAAGCTTAAAATCATCTGGAAAACCTTGAAATCTAAAACATTCTCTTGGAGTTAACTTTCTAAAGCCAAATTCTGTTTTAACCATAGGAACATTGTGTCCTCCTGTTCCCATGTTTGCAGTAAGTGTTGGACATACATTAGATTTATTTTCCCTTACATACTGCCTTCTGAACTGATAAATAGTATCTTCTTTTGTCATAGTTTCTTCTAACATGTGATACATATATTTATCTTTTCCATAGTAAAACTTATCATCAACTTTTTCATGAATAATAAGATCTTTTATTTTCCTTTTTAAAGGGTCTTTTTTAGGAAACTGAAACTTAAAATTATCTGGGTACTGTAAAATGTTTTTATCAAAACAAACCATAAAGATTCTCTCCCTATTATGAGGAATATCTCCATAATCTTTAGTGTTTAAAACTTTTGCATCAAATGTATAACCTCTGCTTTCCAAGCTTTCTTGTATAACCTTAAAGGTATTACCATGGTCATGCCCCACTAAGTTTTTTACATTTTCTAAGAAAACTACTTTAGGTCTAATTAGATCAACAATCTCCATTATACGAAAAAAATGGTTTCCCCTATCATCTGTAAATCCTTTTCTATAACCAGCTACTGAAAAGGGCTGACATGGAAATCCTGCAGCTAGCACATCAATTTTCTTTAGCTTATTAATATCAAAAGATATAATATCATTCTCATATAGTTGATGGGAAAAATTCTGTCTATATGTTACACATGCATTCTTATCATATTCATTTGCCCATAAAATATTAAATTTTGCTTTTTTAAATCCTAAACAAATTCCTCCTATACCAGCATACAAGCTTCCTACTGTGAATTTTTTATTCATTTTCTTCTTTTACAATTAATGATAGTTCTTCAAATGAACTAAAGTTTTTTAAATGTTCAAATCCTATAAATTCAACAACTCTTTTGGCTCTTGAACCTATACCTATTGTTCTTTCTTTACCTTGAAACCTGCTTATAGTCTCCTTTCGTGCAAGTCCACATATCCATACTTCTTTTTTATCATCATAAACAAAAAAAATCACAGGTCCATCTATATCTTTCTCAACCTCTGGAGTTTTCCCATATTCACACAGTTTTAAATATACCTTAGTATTTTCAATTGTGAGTATACTCTGGATACTCTTTAGATCTAAATTATCCCAATCAAAAATTCTTTTGGTAAATAGTTTTTCAAGAGCTAAGATTGGTAAACATTTGTGAAGATTATTCTTATAATACTGCTCACCTTCAAATTTATCTCTCAGCTGATTTAAATTATTTAGTTTTAGATCATTAATCACTTTCTTTTGTATTAAATGAATGTCCCTATAAGGAATATCTATGATATGAAATAAAGATTTATATTTGAGTACATTATTTATAAAATGGATCATTAATATGATTTTTTGACTACAAATATAATCATTCATGAGGTTTAAATATGCACCAATAAAAAACTAGGAAGTAAGATCAGCTTAAAAACCAATGATAATTAGAGTTACCATTAAGTAGTTTCTGAATACCTTTTGAAAACTCAAAAGCATTCAAATTCCTGTCAAGGAAAGTGTCTATATAACTGCTCTTATTAGCCTGTGTAAAGAGATTATACACATTCCAGAGGTTAATATCTCCATCATCATTTCTGCAAAAGTTTTCATCTTCATAGTAGTCTTTAGCTACTGTACTAAGCTGACTGTCATTAAAGTTCAGACTTGGTATGGCTAATCTCTCTTTTTTAGGTAAATGTTGATACAGTCTTGACCTGCCTAAGAGCTGGGCAAATTGATGCTCTGTAAGATAACTGTGAGATAATGACTTCATAACCTCCAGATGACTTTTTGCATTGTAGTTTTGAATCACATGGGTAACTTTCTCCTGTAGTTCATGATAATTTCCAACTCTCATTTCTTCTACAAAACCATCAGAACTAACACATAAATTACAGCAAACCTTATTTTGAAAGCCAATGAAGAACTTGAATTTTTCAAAGGTTTTCTTGTTGTAAAGGTTCTCCAGGTTATAACTTCGTACTCCTCCCAAAGTTAGAGCTAATTCATTACCATTGATAGTGTCTACAATAGATGGTATTTGAATAATAAAAGCCATTCTTTCATAGTAAATGGTCTTCTCATGGTCTAATAATTCCTTAGCACTTTTGTATATGGCATCAGGTGTCCTGCCCTTGATTTGATGTGATACCCTAATTTCAGGATTGCTGATACTGTGATGTGGGAACAGCTTTAATATTGTATTCATCACAATATCTATAAACTCTTGATGGGCAATAGTCTTTTCATTGTCTTTACTGAACACAGGAATGATGCAGTCACTTTTAAGGTGGCTTAAATCAACTTGTAAGGTGTTGGCTTCAATGAATGGCTTATGAGCATAGGCAGAGCCTGTTGTACCAATAGTTGTACTGACTGTATCAGAAATCAAAAGAGGTTGAACACTTCTTGGTTCAACCTCCTTACATTCATTCATTTTGCTTGGATAAAACACCTCTGCCTCTTGGATATTTACAGCCTCCAGGTTAAGGTGACTGCTTCTTTGGACATTGTGCAGTTCCATTACTGCTGTATTATCTGTGTATTCCATTAGTTGAAAAGTTTTGAGGGTTGGATAATTTGATTAAAAATGATTTTCTGGCTTCATATTCAGATTTTAAATCTTCCTGATATTGGGGAAATTGTTTGTAAAGAGCCAAAAGGTCATTAATTGTGTTGCAATCTCCAATTTTACTAATCAGAGTGTTAATCTCATTAGCACCCAGGTAACTTTGTTTAGGCATAGAAGAGGTTACCTGGGTTGGGTTAATAGTTCCTGAATTACACCAGTCAAGAATCACCTTACCAGTTTGAGGGGTTATCAGAAACTCAGGTTTATTCATGAATAGTCCTGTTCTATCCTTACTTGCTTTAGCCAAATGATTATCATTAACTAATTCAAAATTGATAGTGAGTTCATATTCAAAGCCATCCCTAGTGATTTCTTTTGTTCCATGTTTCACGACTTTAGTCTTACCATTGCTACCAATATCTAAAGAATAATCCATCTTTCTTCTTGTGGTGGTAATGATATGACAGCTTGACTGTAATATCTTGTTGATGAATGCTTGATGCCTTGGAGTTACATTAGCCCAATCCTGAAACCTGCCACCTAATTTCTCATGAATTTCTAAGCATCCACCAGAGCCATTCCATTCATGGCTAGCTGAATCTATGATAATAACTTCAATGCCTGATTTCTCGCATAATTCAATAGCCTGGATATATCTTTCAGGGCTATAAGGTGCTTGTAAGTCCAAAACATTATAATTTCCCAGGTCTGAATATAAGGAAGCAGAGGAATTTTCTGTATCTATAACAGCTATTTTGCTCCAGTCTTGTGTCATTCCATAGGCTAATAATAAGGCTGATTTGGTTTTTCCAAATCCACTTGCTCCGGATAATCCTAATCTGAGCTTTACCTGTTGTCTTTGTGATTGTCTTAATTGCATAATAAATTGATTTAAGGTTAAATAATGAAAAATCCCTACAATTTCTGTAGGGATTTTTAGAAACTTCCAATTTCGTTTTTGTACTCTATAGGGATATATACGGAAATAGAAGTTTAAGAAATGCTAAATGCCTCTCTATCTCCATTTAGATATTGAATAAAAGGGTTTCCATCAGCATCTATTATTAAGGTTGGCATTGCTTCTTCAGGAATACTAAAATCTTCTACACTAAGAAAGTTCATTACTAAATTAGAATCTGGAAGAACCACATCCTCCTCTATTATAAAATAATACCCATTCATTGTTGAGCTTTTAAATTTTTTAGCCTTTCCTTTAAAAAAATCAACTTTCATATAATTATAAAAACCTTTAATTCTTTCAGCTTGTGAATAATTACTTCTTGTAAATAGATTCTTAAAATCAAACAGGTTTTTACTAATAACAGGGTCATAAGTAATTAAGACTTCAATCATTCTACTATACCTGTCCATTTCATCAGGTAAAATAAAATTCTCTGGTACATCATTAGGAAAGCACCTTTGACCTCTTCTAGTTGTGATTATTGAGTTCAACATTTTTTCTCTAAAATAATTTAAGTCCAAATAAGCTTGTACCACTAATTTATCACTGTCTAAAATATCATCTGGAGTTTCATTCATTTTTAAAGCATGTGATATACATGACATTAAATATTCCCCTCTAGGATAAGAAGCATCTATAACAAACCCACTAGTAGAGTAAAACTGAAAATTAAAAATCTTATTTTGGGGATAAAACTTCCTTTGGACAAAAGCTATCAGCTGTTGTTCAAAATTTTTATGAGAATCCTTAATTATCTCTTTTCTTCCAACAGAATCTTTATAGAAAACTTTATAATTACTAAATATCTCATCCTTAAGATAATTATAAAAATACTTTGATGTAGTAGTCTGAAGAAGCCACAAAAAATTTTCATCTAGATACTCTTTTAAAAATTGCTCTAATTTCCATTGAATCTTCCCTTCTTCAAAAATCAAGAGAGATTTAGCATTTGTATCTGCAAGTCTACAATTAACGAATTGATTTGTTAATGCAGAATATAAGATAAATGAAGATAAATCTCCACCAAAAAATTTATGATATTTTGGAAAATACTTTTCTCCCTCCAAAATTTTATAGTTTTTATAACTAGGAAAAGTTAGTGAAAGTTTATTTTCTCTTGATAAGGTTTGTATATGTTGCTCTTCATCTCTAACATTTTCATGAATTACTTCATCATAAAAAGTTTTAAGCAGTTCATCCTGTTGATTAAAAGAATAATATTGTACTAATCTATCATTTGAGGCTTTGTAATCCTGATGTACTTCATAGGAATCCATAAATCTTTCTTTTAATTCCTCAGACATCATTAATGTAGTCGAATCAAACTTATCAGGTGGAGGGAGAACAATATGAATTTCTCCTTTAGTTCTTTGTCTTGCTAAAGCTTGGATAATGGAATTTACTCCATCTGAAAATATTCCATAATTACTTAAATTTCCTTTTGTACCTAATGGAGGAAGAATTATGATTAAAGCATGATCTTCTTTTTCAATACTTACTCCAGATTTAAAGTTTGTCCCTACATTACATTTCTCAGGATTATACCTATTTACGAATATATCTCCAAATGAATATTTACTATCTGAAGTACAATTGTTAATCTCCCCAAAAGCATCAAACAATAACTTACCAATACCTGAATCTATATTATTACATATTTTATCTGCAAGATTTTTAGAATATGAAAGAATATCTATTTTCTTTCCTTTTCTAACTAAATCCTCAACTATTGCTTGTATACCATCATTACTTTCTGAATAACTACTTGCAGTATTAAAATGTAAAAATAATTCTGATTGCTTATCCATAAACACTTTTCTTTCAGATTCTATAATTTGAATTTTATCATCTGTAAGCTCAGCCAGATACTCTATTACAACCTTAGAAGCTTCATTGTAAGTGGCGCTTAATATAAAATTCTTATGAATGACATTTTTCCATTTCCATAAGTTGAAAATATATCTTTCTTTAAAATTATGAATGGAATCATGGATTTCATCATAGATAAAAACTACCTTTTTTCCACTTTCTTCACACATTCGCTTTAAGTAGTTTATATAGTTTCTTTTAGCTTCGCTGTTTATTAAAGATTCCTCTCCTGGATTACCTAATAAACAATTCACTGTAGCAATCTGAACCCTACTATTCCACGCATCTCTAGACATATCCTTACCAATTAGCTCATATCTATAAATATCCTCTTCGGGTATTCCTATACTAGCAGTTTTTTTATAGTATTGCTCAACTAAACTCGTAAATGGTGAAACTATGAATATTAAATAATCAGTATTATCATAATAGTCTTTTACCACTTCCATTATAGCTGTAGTTTTACCCTGACCTACTGCAGCATTAATAACTACTGTATTTTTTTCTTGCAAATCTATATTATCGATAATAGCCTGACCAATAAACCCATCATCGTTTGGACTTATTACTACTTTATCACTCACAGAAAAATCTGGAAAATCCTCCTTATTTATTTCTTTAAAATCTATAGGAAAACCATCAAAATGGCTATTAGTTGACTCCATATAAAATAATATTAAATATTTAGTAAAAATAGAACATAGTAACTAATATTAAGTTATTTCAACTTAGAATTCAATCTATTCATCTGCTCACTAACCTTTTTCTGTACTACCTTAGCATAATGTTGCTGGGTTATAGTAATTTTTGAATGCCCTAAAAGTTGTGATACAATCTCCATAGGGACATCATTAAAAAGTAATACAGTTGTTGCAAAGGTTCTTCTTGCTAGATGATGAGTAAGCCTTTTATTTATTCCAACTATATCAGCTATTTCTTTCAAATAAACATTAAACTTTTGGTTACTTAACTTAGGAAGAACTCTTTTTTCATCAACATAGTCATATTTATCAATGATTCTTTTACTTCTAGTAAACAGAGGTATTGTTAACAAATGCTGAGTTTTTCCTCTCATCATATTAATCCATTCATTACCATCAAATCCCTTTATAATATGAGATTTTTCAAGATTAACCATCTCACTATAAGCCAAACCTGTATAACAACAGAATACAAACATATCCTTAACCATCTGCAATTTTTCAGCTTTAAATTGATATTCCTCAAGCTTAGCTAATTCTTCTTCAGTTAAATAAGTTATTTCTTTTTTAATATGTTTTACTTTATAGTTAGTAAAAGGTTCCTTGTGTAAAATATCTTCTGAGAGAGCAACCTTGACAATTTTCCTGAACCTTTGTATCATCTTATTAGTAGTAGCAATAGCTAAAGACTTTTCTGTTTTTAAATAAAACTCATAATCTTGAATAAATTTCAAGTCTAAATCTTTAAAATGATAATCAGCTTTGTTGAAATGAGATTTTATAAAGTCTTTTAACAACTCTTTCGCTTGTTTAAACTTCCATAAGGTTGCTATAGAATACTCCTTCCCTATTAGTTTTTCAACTCTTATATTATGTTCTTGAAAAAGCTGAAGTATAGTTTTGTCTTGCTTAGGAATATCTCCTTTGTATTGTAAGTAAATATCGTTAATATCAAAATCATTTCCACTAACCTGTAGAAATAAAAAAGCCTGATTAATTCCATTCTTAACCAGACTTAGTGAAGTATTAATAAATGTATTTTCTTCATTAGGAGGCTTAATTAATTGTTGTTTACTATCCCATTGTTTAGAAATAATAAATAATCCTGTAGAAAAAACCTTTCTTTTTCCTGAATAGGTTAACCTACACCTCAATGGAGCTTTACCTTTTGTATTCACATTGGTTTTATCTATCACAAATAGTATATGTAATTTATTGTAATTCATTTAATTAATAAATTTTAAAGGGTATGCCTTTTTAATGATGAAGATGTGCCTTTTTATATGCCTTTTCTCCATCAGAAGGAACTATAGAAACTAGAATTATTGATAAAATGTAAGTATAAAAGACTGAACTACAGTATAGAAATAAAAAAAGCACTCAAATTGAGTGCTTTTCTGTGGTCCCACCTGGGCTCGAACCAGGGACCACCTGATTATGAGGCAATGCCCCTATACATCATGAATTATTAATCGACTGAAAGATAACCCTTTACGGAATTATTATTTTAAAGATTGTTTGTTTTTTTATTCAAAAGTTACCCGAAAAGTTACCCGAAAATTGCTTAATTTTTATCCTATTTCCGGTACATATTTGTTTCAAATCCATAGATAAAGTTTGCGTTGATTTTATATTGTGTACAAAATAATCTGATATGTTCTGCTGTGAAATGATAATAATTTCTATACTTTTCTAAATCCGGATTTTTGACCTTATGAACATAAACCGTATTAAGATTCATAACCAAGTAAGCTTCAGTTTTGAATTTGATTACCTTCGACTGTTTTAGCATATCAATAGCTTTCAACATATTTTTATCTGATTCAATCATTAGTTTACTTTGAAATTATACTTTCTATAAAACTTTGCACATTCAACAGTTTTATAATTTATTACGTCTCCATTTTTTACTCCTTGAACCTCATCACATTTAAATCTGGATTCAAGAGTTTTTGGAGATTCACCACAACCAACAATACTACATCCGGTTGACCGTGTACAATACTCTGTAACATTCCAAGTTTGAAAACAGGCTGAATCATCATCTTTACTACAACCTAAAAAACATAAGGGAATTAATATAATTACCTTTTTCATATTTATTTGCTTTTAATTATCTATGTCTTCTTTTAGCTTTTCCACTTCTACGATGTTCCACAATATTATACAAGAATGAAACTTCTTTTAAGTTCAAAATAAAATCGCTATTTCTTCCATCGCCATTATTTAGGGAGTGGCAAGTAATTTCTCCAGTTTCTATGTTATGATCTACTATTTCTTTTAACATAATCCCTTTCGTTCCGTGAGCAATTACAAAATCGTACTCTTTAAAATGTAACTTATACTGCCATAAATCCCTTTTAACCTCCCTACATATAACTATATCACCAGGATAATATTCTGGTTCCATACTATCTCCATCAACTTCAAAAGCTAAATATTTGCCTTTATATTCCTTGTCTGCTTCTACTAATACCACTGGCAAATCTTTTAAATACTCATCTGCATAATAACTATCCGTATACCCTCCTCTTGCTTTATTAGTTACCACTCTAACCTCCAAATGTGTTGGATAAATTTTTGGAATAACATCTTTATAAACTTCTTCAACAATAGCATTGCTATTTATATCATAAAGCATCCGACCATCACCATAAATTAACCAATCAATATTTAAATCTGGATACTTTATCTTTATTATAGCAAGTTTATCTGGGGAAATAGATTTTCTGATAGCATTTATATAGCCTTGTGAGGCCCCAATAGAATCAGTAAACTCTATACTCTTAATATCCTTATGATTAAGGTACTTCTTCAACCTTTCTTTAACACTCATTGCCAAATATTTAAAATTTTAACAAAACTTTAACACAAAAACAATAGCTTTGCTATTGTATATATTATAGCAATGCTATACTTTTGTATTGTTATCAGGACAAAAATAAGACAAAAAACAGACATAAAATGAGGAAGCCCGTAAATACCGTAAAAATACCTATGAAAAGTAAGTTTTCCTTGATTCCAGAAAGTGCAGAAGAAAAGAAATATATAAAAAGTCTTGAAGATCTTCTTAAAAAGAAAAGACATGGAGATTGGAAGCTTGTTTCTGAAATGATTGATATTCCTACTGCATCTGTTGAGAAAGCATTTTTCAGAGTTTATCAAAAGAATCACTTTGAAACCGTCTCTGCTCTTGAAAAAGTCATAAACAATAGAAAAGAACTTATTAAACAATAAAAAAATATGACAGAAGAACAAGCGACAGCACTTTTGTCACAACTAGAAAAAATTGAGAAGAGTGTCCTAAGAGACATATCTCATGTTAAAGCTGAAATTATAGCACTCCGGGGAAATGTGGCAATTGAACCGAAGCAACCGAAACAGAACAAGTCTACAAGGCTTGAAGAAATGGAAGCAAGAATAAGAGCTTCATACAAATAAAAAAGCCACCTGCAGCAACAGATGGCGAAATGTTCAACTATTAAAAGTCAAACAAATGAATACAGCAAATTTAACACTATTGGATCCAATCAGCCAAATAAAAAAGCAAAATATGTTAATCAACATAGAATCTGGAAATGATAGATTTTTAGATATCGATGTAACGCTTTTTGAAGATGATGAAATTTCTGTTGATGTAAATCTTGAAATTGAAATAGATCAAAACCCAGAATGGGGAAACTCTGTAAAGCATTTTAAAGTTCATTTTCTATCTGCATATGATAGTATAGAATGTGAAGATCTCCCTTTGATTCTTCGTGAAAAAAGAGAAATAGAAAACCACTTACAAAACCATCTAAACTTTAACATAGTATGAAAACAGCATTAACAATAATTCTTTTTGTCAATACTGCTTATGTATTGGCAATATCAGAAAATCAGAATCCAATAGATTTTATTTTCCCCTTATTCATCTACGTTTTCTTTGGATTCTTCCGGTACTATCATAAAGAATTTACCAACTACTTAAACAGCCCCAACCATGGAAAACACAACAATAGAAATCATTAATGATATGGGCGTGTATTATGTCAATGGTAAAAGACTGGGGCATGATCAACTATCAGGTAGAGAACTAAAAGCACTTAACAAATTTCTAAAAGATAAAAAACTTCAAAATGAACGAACTATTAAAAATTGAAACCTTAGATGTCAGCCAACTTCCAGAATTACAAGGAATGCGCGAAAAACAGCTTCAAATTGTCAAGGAAAACCCTTTCATTGAAATTATAGACAATAAAACTTTTGATGAAGCAAAGAAGGCCAGAACAACCCTTGTCACTGCCAGAACTGAAATTCAGAATCAGGACAAACTAATTGCTTCTAAAATAAAAAAGTTTCGTGAAACCGTTGCAGGGGCTAGTGAAGAACTTATTTCCATTACCCGACCACACGAAGAAAAGCAGCAACAAGAAGTTAAAAGATGGGAAGAATTGAAGGTAAAGGAAAAACAAGAAAAGTTGCGCCTGGAAGAAGAGAGAAAGAATAACATCAAGAATTCGATTAGTTGCATTATTGATGAAGCCTATATGAAAATCAATAAATGTTCTTTTGAAACCATTGAATCATTAAAAGTTGATTTTGAAGAAGGTCTTTATAAAACGGATGTTTCTCAATTTGAAGAATTTGAACTTGACTTTAATGAAAAGTTGATTCAATTCAAAAATGCCTTTTCATCTAAAATCAAAACACTTGAAGAAGCAGAAGCGCAAAGACTTGAAAACATAAGACTGCAGGAAGAAAAAGCAAAATTGGATGCTGAAAAAGCAAAAATGGAAGCTGATCGAAAAGCAGAAGAAGCAAGAGTACAAAAAGAACGCAACAAGCTGGCAGCAGAAAAAGAAAAACATGATGCAGAATTAAAAGCCAAAGAAGAAGATGCCCGAAAACTGCGAGAAGCTGAGGAAGAAAAGTTGAGAAAGCAACGCGAAGAACTGGAAGCAGAAAAAGCACATTTGGCTAAAATTGAAACTGATCGCCTTGCAAAAGAAGATGCAGAACGTAAAGAAAAGGAAGATGCAGAACGTGCTGCAAAAGAGAAAGCAGAAGCAGAAGCAAAGGCAAAAGCAGAATCGGAAAGGCTTGAAGCCTTAAAACCAGAAAAGCAAAAAGCTGTTGAGTTCTTACAAAGCTTACAATATTCAATTGCTGATCCAGAAATAAAAGACGAAAAATTAAAAGCTGAATTCATCAGATCAATGGAAAGAATTCAGGATGCAATTTCAGATGCAGTTTCTGTAATTAAAAATTTCAAATAATATAAAATCATACTACAATGTCAAACGAAAATCAAAATTCAGAACAAAAACCGGAATTATATCCAAAGAACGGTGAAATCACATTTATCATGCCTTCAACAAATGCTATTGGCGCATTAAAGAATGCTGATACTAACAGAAAGTTAACAGTTTCATACCAGAAAAAGGAAGAATGGATTGCTGAACAAGGAAAGCCAGTTGAATGTTTCTTTCTTGGGTTTAAAGAAGCAACAGACGGCAAAGGAAACACTTATTTCCTTGCAAAATTACACGATGGAGCGAAAGCCTTTGTTGCTGGTCAAACAGTTCTTGTACAGGCATTAATGAACACGCAAATCGGTCAAGGTGTTAGGATCACTTGTACTGGATCAACAAAAACAACAGGTGGAAATGATATTCCATTATTCGATGTTGATGAATTAAATATAAATCTTTTCGACAATGCTGACTAAAGATAACATTGTTGTTGATTTTGAAGCATTAAGAGCCGAACACGAGGCGGCTCTTGCTTCAATTGAGCGAACTGCAGAAGCTGAAAGGAAACGTGAAGAATGGTTCAAATCCAGACTTGGAAAGTTTACATCTTCTGATTTAGGACGGTTAATGGCAGATACTGATTATTTGAATTTAACAGATTCAAAAGTTGAAGAAATCAGAAATAAATACAAACCAAGAGGAAATGATAAATATTCGACTTCCGATTTATCAAAAGAATATGGATTTGAAGAATCATTAATAAGAAAAATTATCAAACCGGACTTCCAATTTAGCGAACATTTATCAACAGGAGCATTAACATACATTGAAGAAAAAGCCCTTGAAATTCTTACAGAAGGACAAAGTGTAAAACGATTTTCTAATGATTCAATGGATCGTGGAAATGAAAAGGAACTTGAAGCAGTTTTGATGTTTGAACAAAAGTATGATGTTAAATGTTATGCAACAGGAGAAAATCAAGAATTCGTTGAATTGTGTTCATATTTCGGAGGTACACCAGATGGTTTGATTGATGCTGATGACATGATTGAGGTGAAATGTCCTGACTGCAAAACTCATGCTTTTAGAGTTAAAAAGATCAAAAATCAAGCTGATTTCAAGGAACATGAGAAAGATTATTATTGGCAGATTCAAGGAAACTTTTTAGCAACCGGACGAAAGAAATGCTACTTCATTGATTATGATGATCGATTTACAAAGAAAGAATTACAACTCCATGTGGTCGAAATTCATAGGAATGAAGAAGACATTCAGAAAATCAAAACCCGCCTAAAAATGGCAGAAAATCAAAAACAAATCTTTTTAAACAATTGGTAAAATGGAAAACAAAAATTCTGATTTTGTTCAATTCACAAAAAAAGAATTGAAAAATGGAACTGAAACCATATCAAAAACCGAATACAAGGGATATGTTATCAGATTACGAACCTACAACGGTGCATCCATGAGTATCAGTAAAGAAAATGGAAAAGGTTTTACTGAACTATATAAAAGAAATTATTCTTTCGGATTACTTTCTAATCTACTTCAAAAAGCTAAAGATTACATTGATAATCATGAAGATAATTTAATCAGAAAATTTGAAAGTAAGAATGATAATCTATTACAAAAGGATAATAACATATCATAAATATCCTGACAATGACCAGAAAGATCAAGATTACATTTTATTTTCTACAAGTCTCAAAAAGTTTGATAAGAATGTAATTGAAGGTGTGAAGTTCAATCCAAACACCTCAATAGAAGAAAAAGAAAACTTTCTAAAACAACACTTAAAAATTAAGAAAGTAACTGTAAAAAAGATTTAATATGATTTTCGATACTTCCATACCTGAAATGAAAAAGAAAGCAATCAACAGAATTAAACACCTACTTGATAAAAAAGCAAAAATTGAAGTTTTGGAAAAGAAAAAAAACAGGACTTACAGTCAAAACAATTATCTGCATTTAATTCTTGGATGGTACGCGTTGGAATATGGCGATATGCTTGAAGAAATCAAACAGGAACACTTTAAAAAAATAGTGAATCCGGATATTTTCAAAACGGAGTTTATCAACTACCAGACGGGCGAGGTTCGCGATCGTTGGAAAAGTTCAGCAGAATTGAACACTGAAGAAATGTCTTTAGCAACTGAAAGATTTAGAGACTATTCAATTCGGACATTAAATCTATACCTGCCGGAACCGAAAGATCTTGTGCATCTGGATGAAATCAAAAATCAATTAGAACAATATCACAACAAAATTTACCTATGAAAGAAATAATTCTCAATACAATAGATGATTTATGTTCTGACTTCACTTACTATGACAGGAAAGAAGATGAACAATTAAGCATGGAGCAATTGGATGAAACTGTAAAATCAGGTGAAATCACCATTGATGAAATGGTCGAAAGATTTAGAAAAAATTTAGAAGAAACTTATACTAAATAATTTATGGAAGATACAGACATAATGCCTTACGGAATTCATAAAGGTCGGCAAATGCAAGATGTACCAGCTGAATATCTTATTTGGCTGTATGAAGAAGGAAAGTGTGCCGGACCTGTGAAAGAATACATTGAAGATAACCTTCATGTTCTTGAAACTGAAATTGAACGCAATAAAAAACAATCTAAAAAATGACAAATAAATTAGAAACCAAACATCAAGAGATAAGATTCGTCACATCAGATCTGAAAGAAATGAAAGGGATGTATCTGGCAAAAAGACTGTTAAGAACCTGGAATGAAGATTTTGTTGATGAAGATAGCGGTGAGGTTGTTTCGATCGAACGTAACGAAATAATCCTTGACATAGGAACTCTTTTAGATAATCACAATTTACAAATTGTAGACTTTCATTTAAGTTCTGGTGATATTGCCAGAGTGGATGTAAGTAATCAAAAAAGGGATGGAATATTTTCAGATGAATATCTAACCTCAACTTGGTGTGTTACTGCAGTAATCGGAGGTAAAAAGAAGAATATTTATATGTATGCCAATTCAGTATTTGTTGCATTGGATATTGCCAAAGACTTTATTGAACAATCTTATCCCGGGCACTTTGGAATTGCAGGAGTTAAAGAATTGAATAATGCTGTTCTTATCACAAATGTTTCACAGGAAAATGATGGCGAGCTGAAATTCTACATGATTGAAGTTGAAATTGAAAAGGATGAACACTCATACAACAATGGATTTATTGTGAAAGCATTAAACGCTGAAAACGGAAAAGCATTAATTGAAGCCTTTTTAACCAACAAATTCAAAGAGGAAAATGATCTTGGAGAATTTCATTTAATACTTCAATCTGCAAAAGTAATTCCGTGTGAAGCTGTCATTGATTCAGTTTTCAGTTCAAAATACCTTGATATTGAAAAAGTTGATGGGTAAAAATGGAAAAGCACACGAAAAATTATCTTGCTTTTTTTCCTTCTCATAACGGGTTCTATCATTGCGAAATCTGCCATAAACAAGCAACCGAGATTCACCACATTCAAAGAAGATCAGAGTTCGGCAGCAAAACAAAACATCTACAAGATCAAATTGAAAATCTTATTGCATTGTGTAGAACCTGCCATGAGAAAGCACACGCCAATACACTTACTAAAGAATACCTGACAGAGGTTCATCAAAAAAATATGCAAATATGAAGGTAACAGATTTAAAACTAGAACAGGAAGTGATTATTAACGGATTCCGGTACAAATACAAGGGGATTAATAAAGTTAAGCTGTCCGGTTACAAAGTTCAAAAAATAGTTTTTAAAAGCCTTGAAAACGGTCCTGATAAGTATTTTGACATTACACTTGGCCATAAGGATATTAAAACTTTGAAAATTGAACTTCCAACAAAATGAGACTATCCCATATCATCATTAGGATCTTTATTCCTAAGAAAAACAGAATACTAAAAACTCATTGGTAAGAATGAACTATATCAAAGAAATAAATTCGTTTTACGATTGGCTCGAACTAAATTCCGTTTCTGATTCTGTAATTACTTTATGGCATGCTATGATGCATATAAATAATAAGTCGGGATGGAAAGTAGAATTTACGGTGGCTATATCAACACTACAGGTGAAGACGAGTTTAAGTAAATCTTCGATAATCAGAGCTAGAAACACGCTTAAACAACTTGGCAGACTGGATTTCAAAGAGAGAAAAGGCAATCAAAGTTGTATTTACAAAGTCATTGCGTTTCACAGTGACACGCAAAATGAAACACAATTCGTTACACAAGCCGACACACAAACCGTTACGCAAACCGATACCATTAATAAACTAAACAATACTAAACCAAACTCTATTCTTTTAGAAAAAGAATCAAAACAAGGTTTTATTTCAATTGAAGAATCTAAAGAATTATTTCCACAATCAGATCTGGCAAATCAACAATCAGAAAAAAAAGAAAAAAGTTGCGCAAAAAAAGAAAAATATTTCAATCAGGCAGACTTTAAGAAAAAGCTTATTGGTCTTGGAGCATTAGAAAAACATGCTGATGATTGGATTGAGGCCCGGAAAAAGAAAAGAGCTTCATTTACAGAAAGTGTTATTGATGCTGTTCTCAGGGAATGTGAAAAACATAATTATCCATTTCCTGAAGCAATTAGGCACTGTGCAGAGAATAGTTGGCAGGGATTCAAATATCAATGGGTAGAAAAAGAACAAAATGGAAAATCAAATAGTTACAACTCAAACAACGGAGTTAACAACCGTCCAGAAAATACAATTGGCAAGGGTGGGAAAAGATCCACTGCTGCCATACTTGCCGAACGAGCTCGTAAGCAAGCTGCCGGAAACAGTTACGGCGGAAATTTCACAACCGAAACTTAGATACTGCAATGAAGCCGCACGAATGATTTTCGCAAATAAAGTGGTTTTTGAGATAGATGCTAAAATTGAAGATGATGGCAATGATGATCCGGAAGATGCTTTAAGCCCTACAAACATAGCATTAAACAGGGTTATTGACTATGCAAAGAGGTCAGATCTGACAGAAAAGGAATTCATGATTGCTATTAGTATGGCCCAGAAAGGACTGTTGCAAATTGACGGTGAGAAAGTGAGATTTTTCCGTGAGATTAATCAAGCGCATTTTGCACAATATGAAATGGGTTACATAGATTTCAAAATCCGGGATCAAAAATACCAGAATGCTAAAGATTCAATTCAAAAATTTCTCTCCCCTCCGGAAAAGAAAATGACCCCTGAAGAATACGAAGCTTTAACATTAGAAAACATTCGAAAGGATTATCACAGGTTCAAAGCTGATGGAAAAACTTTAGCTACTCCCATTTTTTACGAATTGATTAAAAAAGATAAAGGCGACCGAGTAAAATTAGTTTTTGTTGAGAATTTTTTAAAAAATTATGCTCCAGAAACTGCAGAAGGCAAACTAAGTGCAGATGGTACTGCCCTACCAAAATTGATTAAAAAAGACGCATATCTGGAATTCCAGAACGAAATGATTAAAAACTATATCATCTATTTAAAACTTCATGAATCATCAGAAGAAATATGGATGCAACATTGGAAACGATTAAATGTTAAAAATGAAACCCGTAAAGATTAAACCAGAATTAAGAAGTCTTATCCAGACTTATCAGAAAAACAGAATTGACAAGACTTTTCATCCTTACAAAAAACGAAAATCAAAATCTAAACCATGAAAAATTTAATTATTAGTTTAATTCTATCGATTCTCTTGGCATCATGTTCATCTGATATTGAAACTTTCGAATATGACCCGAAATATCTAATCGAGATAGACTTTAAATCCGGCCAAATAAAAGAAGGAGGAAAAGTTTTAAAACCTGCAAGCTCAGAGATTTCAGCTATATGTGTAAAAGCAATCAATAACGAACCTCTTCCAGAAGACTACAATGCTAAAATACTTTGTATTGGATCTGGAGGAAATAATGTCGAGTACTTTTATGTTTTTATTTCTTCTTCAACAGTAACCGGATATTTTCTAGTGTCACGTAAAGAAGACAAATATTTGACACATATCGTTAATGCATTTGAGCAAAACAGCTGTCTAAAAAGATGGATTATGAGTTCTTAGACAAGAATCCAATAGACTTAAAAATACCATCCTCTTGCTTAATAAAAAGTTCTTGTAGATTGTTTTCTGGTTTAGTTGGGTAAAAAAGTTCCCGAATATCAATATCAAAATATTCTGCAAGTTTTACAAGCATATCAGCTTTTGGAAACGTGTTTCCTTGATTTAAATTTGAAAGAGTGGTCGTAGTTATGCCTAAATCTTTTGCCACATCCTCTCCTTTCAAATTACGCTCATTAATAATGTCTTTTAATCTTAATAGTTTCATAATATTATTTTATCCTACAAAGATAGAGTATCAAAAGTTTATTTTGATAAAAAAGGTATAAATCCAAAATAAATTTGGATATTATCAAAATTTGTTTTAGATTTGAAACAACTTAATCAAAAGAATGTTTTGATTCAATAATTAAAATTTATCATTTCTACTTAAAATTTGAGCTGACCTAGGCAAGTCAATAAACTACCTATTTAAAATTTGGCTGCCTGGCGGTGGTGGATCGCTGCCGGGCTTTTATTAACAATTAATATTAATTAAAAATGGACTTAGCATTACAAGAATTAGGGTTTATAAAGGTCAAATATTATGAATATACTTTGAATGTAAATAAAGAAGTGCCTACAGATTTAATAGTTTACTTGGGTGTTTCTGATCACAATGGTAAAGTGAGTAATAATGTTTTTCTCGATCAAAGAGGAGTCTCAATATTTTTATTTGACTTTGACAAAATAGAGCAAATAGATAATCTTTTAAAAGCTTTAAAAAAAGGTTGACCACCAATAACGGTCACATGGTTATTAGTTTTTCCGGGTGGCATTTGATCATTTCCGTCACCCGGTTTTATTTTAAACAATTAAAATCAAAAATATTATGAATAAGCAACAATTATTAAACCCAAGATTTAAAGTAATAAACACTTATCCAGGATGTGAATGGGAAATTGATGAAATACTAGATAGAGATTGGGGATTGGATGGAAATGATGAAGATGGCTTTAAACATATAGTTTCAGACTTCCCCCACTTATTTAAACCTTTAAAATGGTTTGAAGAAAGAAAAGCGGATGACTTCCCAATATATGTTGAATTAATCATCGACATTCCTTATTACGGATTAAAGAAAGGACAAATTGCACCAATCTACAAAATTGATGAACATATAAATAATCATATGAATAAAGCTTCTGCAACTCTATTTGGAAAGCCGCTGATAAGTTTAGATTCCGTAGTTCCTATCGATGTTCAATTAGAAGATGGCTTTCAAGATGAAATAAATAGAATGTCATGAGAGAAATAAAATTTAGAGCAAAAACTATAATTGGTGAAAAGTTGGTTACAGGTAATTTAATGTATTGGGGTGGGGATTATCAAATTTGGGAAACCGAAAAAGACGGTGAAACGCACAACTATCAAGTAATTCCCGAAACAGTTGGCCAGTATACCGGGCTAAAAGACAAAAACGGAGTAGAGATATATGAGGGGGATATTCTTGGTATGCCAGAGCATAAACATGAAGTTTGGAGCGGTTCTGTATATTACAAAGAAGGAGGTTTTTACATTACTCCAAATGGTGCCGAATCAATTTTAAATACTTATAGGACAGGAAGAAGTATTGTTATCGGCAACATTCACTCCAATCCTGAACTACTAAACGCGTCAACTTCTGACGCCTCAAACAACAACCTTTAAAGAAAAATAACAATGAGTAGCCACCAAGAGAAACAAGAGATCTTCGACGCTTACGCGAAAAGCAAAAACTTCACAGATTGGCCATCACTTCAGCATGTTTATAAGGTTAATTTGCTTAATAAAGATGAATTCATGTTGCATGTTTTCGCTGCCTGCAATCTAGTCCAGGAGGAACAGCAGAAGAGAATAGCGGAGAAAGCCCGAATTAATTTTCACGATGGCCACTTCAAGACAGATAAGCAATTAAAATACTATCAAGCCGGAGCGGACAATCTTACAGTTGACAAAGACTCCATACTTAACTGCGAAAACTTTATCAAATGAAAGCATTAGAAGAGCTAACAGCCGATATACGGGAGAAGCTGCCGAGGCTGAAAGAATTAGGTATAGGATGTATTTTTTGCTACCCAACCTCAGAAGACATTAGTTATATTGTTACTCAGGAAGAAAAAGAAATGATCTCTTTTAATAGAGTAGAAACATTCTCACAACATAGGGTTGAATATATATCTGTAATTCAAGAAACACGATTAATTATCGGTAAAGAACCAATGCTTAACGATGTGCTGGAATGGTACGATGAGCATGTTGAAATTACCGAGAATAATGGTCAAGGATTTTATACACGCGGATTCTACGATCAATTTGAAAACTGGATCGAATGGGATATGTCAAAACCATTCCTTAAAGACCAATCCCCGGGACTAATAAACTTCCTTAACGGATTGATAAAAAAATAACGTCTTCCTGACATCAGGAAAACTATAATCTAAAAAAACAAAACAATGACAAAAGAAGAGAAAATACCATTTACTAAAAATACAAAAGAAGCGAGACAAGCTTTAGAATCGTTAGGCTTTAGACCTCTATCATTCTTTCAGGGGAAAGAATTCATTTGTGGATTAATTTCAACTATAGCTAACGCTCGCGAATCTTGGAAGGAAAAAGACTATTCAACTTTTGATATAAAAGAAGATTATCATGAAGATAATCCTTGTGACTTAGAAACCTTTATCAAAAAAATAAAAACTTATGAAAACTAAACAACAGATAATAGAAAAGGCTTGGGGACTCAATTATAATGAATTCAAAGACTTCATCGACGAAGATGGGTGGGGGAAATATCCTGATTTTCAAAAACATGAAATGACTGAAAAAATCAAGCCTTTGGAATTTAGGTTTTCTGATTTTCGTCCTTTATCCCTACATGGGATAGAAAATAACAACGGCTGGATAAAAGTAGAAGATGTTCTTCCAGATGAAGGAAGAGAGGTTGTTTGTTTTAATAAAGCTTGGATTAATGAAGATTTTAATCCAAAAGGTATCAGAATAGGTTTTTTAAATGGTTCTGAATGGACCACAGCTCATTACTGGAATTATCAAGATACCTACGTTACTATCTCACATTCATATTGTGACAATGACGAAGAATTCAGTGATGAAATAAGAGAAAGTATAGATCCCACGCACTATAGATTAATTACCGACAAACCACCAATTTACTAGCCATGACAAAAGAAGAACAACTACGTATATACTCGGCTTATCTGCCGTATAAACTGCAGGTAGAATTTAAAAGAAATATTTATCCCGCCTCTGTTGAAATTCAAACTTTGGATTTAAAAAATTTGAGTTCAGTAATATATCAGGGGAAATCTAATTCTTTTAAAATGAAGCCAATACTTTGGGACCTCTCCTATCTAACAAAAGACGAATTTAATTTTATTTGGGAAAATGAAACAGATTCCGAAAGCCTTGAACAAGCAATAGCTTTAGATGCTGAATCATTTTTAACCTGCAAATTCTCTTATGATTTTTGGCAAGAATTATTTAAAAACCACTTCAACGTCTTCGGCCTACCGGAATGCGAATACATCAACAAAGCAACTTTAACTCAAAAACAATAATACAGTGATATGGACATTCTAGTAGAATTAAAATACAAATTAGCAAATTTTGGTGATGTTATCTCCCTTAAAAATGACTTTGTTTTCACCCTATTAATGAGAATTACAGATAATTCTGGAAGAAATATAAACAATATTCTGGACGCTGTTAAATCCTATATAGGATCTGAAAAAGAAAAAATTGAAATACTTCAAAATGATGAAGAATACATTTTAATCGTATTAAAACCATAAACATGAAAAACACACTAGAAAACAAATCTCTTTTCTTCGCCTTACACTGGGGCCAGAAAATAATGGCAGTAACTGTAAATGAAAATGATGTTCGTCAAAAAGTCGGTGGAACCTATATGGACAAATATCACATTAAAAGTTGTCATTTAGAACTTAATAGTTGCCTTAAAATATCTGATGAACAAGCCTTGGAAGTTGCAAAAAGATGCTATCAATCAGAAAAATATCTGAAGGTTGAATATGGCAAAATAATAGCTTCTAATCTTCATTATGCAAAAGATAATGATACAATGGGGTACAATGCAGCAGTAAATGAATATTTAAGGGCAGAAGGTTTTGCAGTTCCATATGACGGAAAATCAGTTTTAACCCTGATCAATTACGGTTGGATAAAATTAAAATAATCCCAGTAAGGAAAACCGTAATAATATTAGTAAATCAAATTTTAATTTTAAAAACAATTTTATCAAATGACAACATTGGAATTTATTTTATCTCTTACAACAATAGCTTTTTTAGGCTTGTTTATCGTTTCACTATCGGAAATAAGAGGTTTAGCCAGGATCATAGCCAGACACAAACAATTAGAAAAGACACAAGATCAATATTTGATTAAAGTCAAGTCTGATTATGATACCCTGCTGAAGCAAGTACTTAATTTGCTAAGAAATAGTAAAGAGTACCGTATGAAAGAAGTCATGGAAGAATTCATTGAATGCTGTACCGAAGAAGTAGAAATTGAACACTATAAAGAGAAGTTCAGAGAGGCTTTAAAATAGTAATTTTTAAAAATATTTATATTGTCTTAAAAACAATAATTTAGTAAATTTGTAATACTTTACACTCATGGAAAATTTAGAATTAATGTCAATGACAAGCTTTGTGAAAATGCAAAGTGACAAAATGTTTAGTAAGATTCAAGAGAGAGTTGGGGAGCCGAAATATACGGTTCTCCAATTTATCACGGAAGTCCCAAATTATGCTGATTTCCTCACTCAAGAATTGGAAGTCGGAATGATGGTCCCAATGGATAATGAAGGGAATCTTCTTATGGAACCGCACTCTGAAGAATCTGTTGATTTTTGGAATGAAGGGTGTGTGGATGAAGGGCAGAATGCCAAATATGGAGAATGGGAGGAAGCAAAAAAGAAATGCTTATTTCTGATAGATGATTATGAAGATGGTGAAGATGTTGTTTTTATGAATAATAGAAGGTTCATGATCTCAAAAGAAACCGGCCTTTTCATTTTTGGAAAATTCTCCGCACGAACTGTTGAAGAGTTGGCAAATTGTCCGGATATAACCCTGTACCTCTCCCCTGCTGCCTTAAAAAAAATCGGAATATAAACCCATAAAAAAACAACAATATGAATTTACTTGAAATTATGGCTTTTATGGCCTCAAATGATTTAGACATTACCCGTGCTGACACCTTCGTTGAAGGTAAAAGCGTTAAGCAGGGGGCACAGATAACAATGGGTGCAGATTTGAAAGCTTTAATAAATATTCAAACTGGCAAATGTACTCCTGTATTGTTTTTTTTGAATAATGAGCAATACAAACTTCTTTCATCCGGAAATACGGACTTGGAAACCCTAAAATCAAAGCAATGAAGAAGCAGGAAAAAATACAGGAAGCCTACAGCAGCCACTGGGAGAAGGTAAAACCCTATGTGGATGAAAACGGATGGTGTGATTTCAAGGCCCTATGGGGAGACTTTGGGAACTCTAAGGGGTTGGAGGGAATAGAACTTGAAACAATGGACCCATATGATCCAAAATATTGCTATTTCAAAAGACCTGTTTCTTTAAATGGAATTAATGACAATAATGGTTGGATTAAAATTGAAAGTGAAGAAGACCTTCCAAAAGAGAAAGGTCATTATTGGGTTAAAAACAAAGTGTCAGAAAATAGAATTGATTTTGATTACATTGATTGGGACTGTGAAACTACAATTGATCTTTGGATGGAGTTCAACACCCACTATCAAAGAATACCTCAACCAAAACCACCAATATATTAATTTATGCAGGAAATAAAAATAAATGGTCAATTGGTTTTTGAAATACGTTCAAAGAACCATTGGATTAATTCTTTCCCAGGAGCTATTGCAGATCTTCCTATGTCAGAAAAATATTTGTGGGTTGACAATAATGGAAATATTGCAACGTGTGGAGAAGACTTCATGTTTGCAGAAGATGCAGGAGCATACCCCATAAAGATCTACCATGTACAAAGAACCTGTCATATTGATCCAAAGAAAGAATCATACGTTAAGAGCTTAAATGCTCATATAGGACTTTAAAATTTAAGAATGAACCTTACAGACAAACAGAAAAGATTTTGTGAAGAATACCTGATTGATCTCAACGCAACACAGGCTGCCATCCGTTCCGGATATAGTTCTGATAATGCCAGACAGATTGGATCAGAAAACTTGTCAAAACTTGACATTCAGAATTACATTTCAGAACTTCAGGAAAAAAAATCACAAGAATTGGACATTACTCAAACAAAGGTGTTGCAGGAGCTTGTGAAGATTGCGTTTGGAGACGTGAAAAATTATTTTGATGATCTTGGCCGTCTTATAAACATATCGGACCTACAAAACGATGTTTCGGCCTCAATAAAGTCTGTAACGGTTCAATCTGAAAAGACGGAGCTGCGGGGTGAAGCCTTTGTTGAATCTACTGTCAAAAAAATAGAATCATATGATAAGTTAAAGGCTATCGACACCATAAACCGGATGTTAGGATTCTATTCAAAAGACAATGAGCAAAAGAAGGGGGATTCACAAGTCACAATATTTCAATTACCAAATAACAACAGATAATTATGCACAGAATAATTGATTTTAGATTCTTACTGACACCATTTTCAACATCTATATGGGTGTTTAAGGGTAACAGAAGAAAATATTTTTATGTATTCGGGTTTAAAATAGCCGATGTAGCAAGATAGTGAGTAGTATCAACATCATACGACCTCAAGAGGGTTATCAAATGGATGCTCTTTCCTCCCCCGCTGATATTCTTATTGGCGGGGCTGCTGCAGGTGTAGGGAAAACGTTTTCTTTGCTTTTAGAGCCTATCCGTCACATCAACGTTGAAAACTTTGGGGCTGTTATATTCAGGAAAACCACCCCAATGATCAGGACCGAGGGAGGTTTATGGGATTCATCAAAAAAAATATATGGTAAAATAAGCGGGGCCGATCCCCGGGAATACACTTTGGAATGGAGATTTGAAAGTGGAGTGAAATTGAAGTTTTCCCATCTGGATCCGAATACTTATGAAATGGACTGGCAAGGTCCGGAAATTCCCCTTATCTGTTTTGACGAACTTACACACTTCTCAAGAAAGATGTTCTTCTATATGCTGTCAAGGAACCGTTCAACGTGTGGGGTAAAACCATATGTTAGAGCTACGTGCAACCCTGATCCTGATAGTTGGGTTGCAGACTTCATTGCATGGTGGATTGATCAAGATCCGAATTCTCCCAATTACGGTTTTCCTATTCCGGAAAGACAAGGTGTGTTAAGATACTTTTACAATCAGAATAATGAATTGGTTTGGGGAAGCTCTTATGATGAAGTTTACCGGAAATGCCAGGAGGATATTGATGCGCAGGTTCAGAAGTCTAAAGGATTGGTTCAGCCTAATGACTTTATCAAATCGGTCACATTCATTGCGGGATCAATATATGATAATCAGGAGTTATTGAGAGTTAACCCGGCTTATTTAGGTAACCTCAACGCACAGGATGAAGCTGAAAGGCAAAGACTTTTATTGGGTAACTGGAAGGTATCTTCCAAGGGTGATGATATTTATTCATTCAAGAAGTTCCTGGACATATTCACCAATTCTTTTGTTCCTCATGGTGAGAAGCGTATAACAACCGATATTGCAATGAAAGGATCTAACAAGTTCACCATTTGGGTTTGGTCCGGAAAGCGTGTGTTGGATTTCTTTGTGATGGATAAGTCAAAAGGTAATGAGGTTATTGACCTGATTAAGCAAGCTGCATTCTCATACAATGTTCCGGAAAGCAATATCCTATTTGACAATGACGGAGTTGGCCAATTCGTTGATGGGTTCATTCAAGGTGCTCAAGAATTCAATAACGGTTCACGGCCGTTACCAAATGATGAAACAGAAGAAATTGAAAATTATTTCAATCTCAAAACTCAGTGCTACTACAAGTCAGGTGAAGCCGTTTCAATGGGTGAATATTACATTCCTCCCGAAGTGGCGAACAAGAGATATGATGATGAAATGACATTGAAAGAAAGAATGATATGGGAAAGAAAGGCAATCAAGCGAGATAAGATTGATGATGAAGGGAAACTTCGTATAATGAAGAAAAGCGAAATGAAAAATCTTCTTAGTGGAGAAAGCCCGGATGTTCTTGATGGCTTTATGATGAATGAATGGTGGTATTATAAAGTGAATCAAATTGCACCTGTACACTCCCACTCTTCCAGAGATTTTGACAATGGTCTTGAGTTACTAAACTTTTTAGATTAAAATATTGTTTTAAAAACAATATTTTTTATTTAAATTTACACAAACATTTAATCTTACTAATTATGCTAAATCCAGAACAAGTTGAAGAAACAATCAAAGATGTTGAGGAAATGAAAGCAAAGATCCTCAAAAGGCATCAGGATAATCTAACCTTTTGTATAAGAACTGAATCGGTTTTTAATCAATATGTCAATTCCCTTTCATACGCAACCGGTACCGTCAGAAGTGAAGGCAAAGGAGCATTTAAGCCTCAACCACTAACATCAGTATTAGGTAAACAAGTTAAAACACCTGTCCCGAAAACATTACAACTTACGCCAATTTCAATTTCTGATGAAGAATCATTCAAGGAAACAATCCAGCTGCTTCATGATAATTTGCTTAACCGAGATAACATTGATTTATTAGATTCTTTAAAAGAAATTGAAATACGTGGTGTTGCAAAGGTTGCTGGTCTAAATGATTATAGAGAAGCCAAAATTGATGGTGCTTATATTGAAAAAATCAAGGAAAAGATCATTGCAAACCAAAACCTTGAAACAGAAAGAGAAGCTGCAAAAAAAGTACTTAACGAAGCCTCAACTGGTAATGTAAATCTGGACAATGAAGTGAAGACTGGTCAAACTGATCAGAAAAAGGAACAACAGATTCCGGATCCGGCTGAAACTGCAATCCAAGAATCTCAAACGCCTACTGTTGTTGCAAACCAAAACCTTGAAACAGATCAGGTTTCTAAAGGCAATAAAACGACTACAACGCCAAACCAAAACAAGAAATAATGGATTTTCACTTCAAAGGAAAAAAGTATTCATTGCCCGTTACACTTAATCAGATCACAGTTCGTCAAAGAATTGGATTTGATCAGTTATTTAGGGAAGAAATAAAGCAGCTTCACGACAATATTTTCCAGAAGGATGAAGATGGGAATGAACTGGAAGTGGATGAAATGGATATTTCTCTGATGAATGTTTCCATTGCAGTAATGAATATTTCATATTTCACGGGAATTCCGATTGAAGAAGTTGAAAATGAAATGAACATTGATGATGTAATGAAATTATATTTTTCATGTTTTCACCAGTTGTTTGAAGAGCAGGACCATATTGAGTTACAAACAGATTATTTATTTAATGACGAATTCTGGAAGATTGAGCCACCAGTCCTTTCTAATGAAAGTAAGATCACCTTCAATGAGCTGATTACTTCAAAACAGATTATTAAGCAAATGCAGGAGTTATCTGTTGGTAAATGGGAAGCCATCCCCTACCTGGCTGCTATCTATCTTAAAAAAGAAGGAGAAGAGTTTCAAGAAAGTTGGCTTTCACCTGGTAACGAAAGACTAGAATTAATGTATGATTTACCTATGGATATAACAATGGCGCTAGGTTTTTTTTTGCAGAATTCAATGAATATGTACTTGGAAACTTTAGTGTATTCACAGGAGGAAAATCAGGAGATGGACCAAATTTAGCAGCGCACTTTGAAAAATGGGGATGGGTAGCATTCTTGACATATGTTGCCGAAAAGGGAACGATATTCTACCGGAACAATGAAAAGTCAAACCTGCAAAATATAAAGGAAACTAAAGCTTATGACATTCTTATTTGGGCTTCTGAACAAAAAGATCATGAAGAGTTCATCCAGGAATATTATGAAAGTTTAAAAACGAATTAAAATAATAAAGCACTTATCGAACGGGGTGGTTAGTAAACATTCAATGATCATTTAATTTCAATAAACCCTAATCAGCACAGAAGATCTTTTAAGTGCTTTAAATGCAAAGTTGCCCGAGTGGTCTAAGGGAGCCGATTGCAACCCGGATGTTCAGCAGTTCAAATCTGCTACTTTGCTCAAACTTTTTTTCATTTGTGTGTTTTCCCGGTTGAAATAAAGTAGACCGGGTTTTACTCACAAATATTGTCTTAAAAACAACATATTTAAAAACATATTTAAAATGAATCAACAACAGCAAGATTTTGAAAAATTATTCAAAGAAAGACTTGAAGTAGTAAAATTTGAAATTCCAAAAGAGAATGCACACCATTTAATTCCCATCTGGAAAAAATTAATGGATGTAAGTTCATTATATCACTTGGATTGTGATGTTTCCATCTATGGAGGGTTATTGAACGAACTATTGAAGGAAAAGCCTGAATTTAATTTGTTCACAGTTTCTTTCTTGCTTAATGCACTTACAAGGACATCTCCAAAAGAACTGGGGATTCCTGCAAACGAATATCATGTTTATCTGTTCTATTCTGATGATCTATCAAAACAATGGAATGAATTGGTTATTCCAATCAGAACTGAACTTATGAATAAACTGCAAACACAAGCTGCCTTGCAGATGCCTAAAAACGGTAAGAATGTAATTCCATTCAAAGGAAGATAATGGAAAATAATAATCAAATCAATAAAGCCCAGTTGGGAGCCGGTTGCGTTGTAATCTTAATTATGGCTGCAGTCTGCATTGGTTTAGGAATTATCATTCATAAATATTGGTTTTGCGGATGTTAAAACCCATTCACATATTAAAAGGTTGGTTCCGGTCCTACTTTTCAGTGTCAGAAAAAATAAGAATACTTTCTGAACAAAGACTTGTAGTGTGCCGGAATTGCCCTTTTGCTGTTGAGAAATCTTTTTTAAAGTTTAGAGAGAATCAAGCAATGGAGGAAAAAACAAAGGCATGTGAAAAATGTGGTTGTCCAATCATTGAAAAAAGCCTGGTTGAAGATGAAAAGTGTCCAATGAACCTATGGAAGAAATAAAATGAATGAATTAGGATTATATCAATTATTTAAAGACATCATTACTAAATCAAAGGTAATGAGAAGATTTGTGACCGGACCAAATTATGGTGATGAACTTAATAAAGACAATGCAGGTGAAGTTCTAAAAGATTTTCTGAAGGGAATATCAGACGGAAATAAATATCCTATTTGTATAATGTTTCCACCAGTGGAACTGCCAAACTTTGACACCAATTGGAGCAAATATAGATGTAGATTATTGTTTCTTACTCCACAATATAATGATGTTAACGGAACTCAAAACAGAAACCCTTTCAATAACCTATCGCAACATACTACCGAACAGATTTGGAAGGATATGGGGGTTTGTGCCAAAGACTTCCGAAGATTCCTGAATATGTTAATTGAAAAATTTCCAGAAGCCGGTTTGAGAGAATGCACATCTATTGATATGATAGAACGTTTTTCAGGTGTTGGGAATGACAACCTTGCAGGTGTAGGATTAACATTTGAACTTGACCTATCAATCAGCTGTGATATTGAAGACTATTCTGTAGATGATATTAACAATTTTACTATAAACACAAACGAATTACACCCACATCATGAGCATTAAGAATATAGCTGCCAAAATTCCGGATGAAGTAAGAAGTCAGGTTCTACTTACAGAAAGTGACATAATTTCAAATACTGTTGCAGTTTGGGATAACTCCAATATGCAAAAATTGTTGAAGATCTGGCACACCTTTATTGAACCTGGAAAAGAAGTGACAAGCTGCCCAATTTGTTTAAGAAATATTCTTACAAACTTTAATCAAATGAAACCATTTCTTATTGAACTTGAAAATGAATATCAAAAGCTACAAAGATTATGAATGCAGAGTTACAGCGTATTTCCCAGATCTTAAATGAAGGTATTATTCAAGAATTACACCTTCAAGGACATGTTCTGTTGGATGAACTTGAGGCTACCATCAAAGGAAATGTAAAAATTAAAGAACAGAAAAACATTAGTATTCTGGAAGGCTATGCAGTAGACTATATTCAAAAAATGGAATTTGGGGTTCGCCCTTCAGAATTAGGGAGTGCATCTACCCATTTAAAAGCTTTGTATGGTTTTTATCTCAAATTAGGTTTTGACGCAAAAAGAGCATTTAAAAAAGCTAAAAGACTTCTTCCTCATCATCTACGTGAAGGTGTACCAACAGAATATTCAAGAATGCTTTCAAAAACAGGAGAAAGAAGATATTTCATCCAGGCGACTTGGAAAAAAAAAGAACGTGAAGTTGACTCTGTAATGGATAAAGGAATGGATACTCTTTTTTTTAATGAACTTGATAAACAAAAATCTGAAATAATATAATGCCAGTTACTGCAGTTACATATCAACCAGAGACAGATTCATTGAATTCTGCTTATAGACCATTTATTTTTAGATGTAAGGCTCAGATTCCAAATTCAACAACAGATAAATATATTTGTCCAGTTGTGTATTGTGATATTTATGTTGAAGGTATTTATTATAAAACACTTTCAAGAACACAATATATAAAAAATGACGGTTTGTCACCTGAATATGAATTTGATATACAAGATACAATTCAGGAATTAATGGATTATAACCTTCCCATAATGAATGGTTTTATTGTTGAAAAGTTCACTAATACAATCAAACATATATATGTCAAGTTCCGGAATGGATTTAATGACCCCAATGGTTTTATTAAAAGTGAGCAATTAGAACCAATTCAAGGTACTTCATCGACTCAACCAGTTTCTGGTGGTGGAACAAAATCAAATGAAGTGTATGGATTGAATTCTGTAATACAACATGAGGAAAGCCAAAACTTTGATGAGCTTTTAGATTCGTACAAAACAGGATTATGGGCCTATGGAACTTATCCATTGACGAAGCGCCCTATGGTTTATTTATTTTGTAAAAACGACAGTTCTCACTTCCCTATTATCTCAAATGTAGAACCAAAAGAAGTTTGTATAAAATATAAAACAGTAACTGGTGAAGTAATCACTATTTGTTCAGACAAAATCATGCATTGTCCCTTTGTTTCTAATGTAAATGTTGTTAAGAAAATAATTGGCACTACACAGGAATTTGAAATCACATGGACAAATCCAGTCATTAACAACCAATCTGCAGTCAGAATTTACTGGAAAAAACAAAATACAGCCACTTGGACCTATCAAGAATACCCGATGATGCAACCGGTAATCATATCTGTTGATTCAATTGGAGTTATGAACTTTAGATTAATGGTGATTGGAAGTTGTATTTCAAATTCATTCAACGAATTACCAGAGATAACAATTTAAAATGACTTCAATATGAACAATATATATTATATACCGGAAGGAGTAACAAACCTAAAACCATTATTTCCGCAAATTGATTGGTCAAAAATAGTAGAGTACTCCATAGTTGTCAAAGGGAATAATAGTTCTACCATAGCAGAAAGCCGCATTAATAAAGTTGATTGTTGCTGTCTTGATGATAAGGTAAGAATACATTTCATTAACTCATTTGGTGAGATTGATTCCGTAAACTTCATTCGAGTTCTTGAAGAAACTGAAACAAAATCTGAGTCGTGGGAAAAGTCTCTGAAGTTTCCTTTAGATCGATCTAAAGGAGGGAGTTATAGAAAAAATATAACCTCAAATGAAACATACGAAGTTGAAACGAGATGTTACGGTGAATCTGATCAATATTGGTTTAAAGACTTGATGAACACACCGAAATCATGGATAGAATTAAATCTTCCAAACGGATTCAAGGAAAGTATCAAAAAAGAGTTTATACCCATTGAAATTGCAGATTTGAAATTGATTACTCGTAAGAATGAAAGAAGATATGAATACATTGTTAAAATCAAGTTTACAATGAGTAATGATAATGTAACATTAAGATAATGGCAGGAGGTGACTATTTAAGACTTATTTTAGATAATGAGGAATTGGATATTGACACCAATTCTGATTTCCCTATTGCTATAGATTATCAACTGGAAGATGTTGAGAATTTCCAAGCTAAAAAAAGCAGTGAATCAACTGGAATTAAACTTCCAGCAACACAAAGTAATCAAAAAATCCTAAATACATTCCATAATACTTCAGTAGAAGATTTAACGCCTAATGAATTTTTTAAAGGAATGAGAAGAATTGTGATTGAGGCAAATGGTGATGAAATATTTATAGGAAAAGCATTACCAAAAAAAGCTTTCAGAAAGGCAAATAAGCCAACATCTTATGAAATTGATGCTTTTGGAAACAATGGTGACTGGATTATTGATATGAAGGAACTGACATTATTTGAAATATTAAAAGATTTACAATTAATATTTGATAAAAACACGATTATTAATTCTTGGAATTTTGATGGAACAGATGAGAATCTTCCATATGTATTTGCACCCGTCAAATATGCCGCTCCTTTAGATCTTCAAGACAATAATGATAAGAGTTATCATATAAAGAATTTTAGACCATCTCTATCAAAGTACTTCATTACTTACTGGGCTTTTAAAATGTTTGGATATAAAATAAAATCTGATTTTTTTGATTCATCGTTTTATCGCAGACAAGTTCTTTTGTGGACTTTTGGAAATTTCCTTACATCCGGAGGAACAAAGTATGATATACACAAGTTTTTAGCAAAAAGTGATATTGAAAGGAGATTTGAGGAAATGGATGATTTTGTTGATCTGAATGTAAGAGATACCCCAACACCGTGTTTTGATAATAACAACACTGTTCCTGGTGGAGATTATCGGGGTAATGATGAACATGGAGGTGGTACAGATATGGTTTGGCAATATAAGACGCCTCATTATGGCCCCTTAGAAGTAACGTTTTCTTTACAGCTTTTCTATGATTATAAAATAGATCTGTCTTCCATTGTAGAACTAAATGTGTTTTGGTATCAGAAAAATGCTTCGGGAATGGTGCAGAAACAACAGAATCAAATTTTTGATCACCAAGCCCCGACCGTTGGAAGTACAGAAGGAAGTGATGTTGCAAATGTATTTTTCTCAACTCTTGTTCAGCCAAATGACGAAGTAATCTGTAAAGTAAAACTAAGAGTAAAAGAAAGTAAAACAGCAACTGTTGCTAGATGTACTCTTAAGGTTGACCAATTTCAAATTGAATACTTCAAAATTCCGTTGGGAGGTAATGTTTCTTTTGATTCTTACCTGCCATTTCAAAAACATAAATTTTTAGATTTTCTAAGAGGTGAAGTTGATTTATACAATCTATCATTTCAAACAGATCCTGTAAACAAGGAAGTACTGATTGAACCTACTCATGAATATTCTATTACTCATGATCAATCACAAAAAAAGAAAGGTTATTTCAACGGCAATGTGATTGATTGGACTTATAAAGAAGATATTTCTAAAGAAAGTCATGTTGAAATCTACAACAACAACGCAAGAGAATTCGTATTTAAGTTTAAAGATGATTCTAATGATGGAGCATTGAAAATTGTTCAAGACCGGTATAAAATCACACTTGCAAGCGGTAAATATTTATTTTCTGAGAGATTTAAGGCAGAAAAAAAAGAGTATGAAAATAGATTCTATTCACCTACTATGCACTTTAATGTCGACGATTTTTCAGATGTGACAGGTCAAGCACCACAAATAATTTGTATGGTTCCAGAAAACATTTCAAATACTTCAAGTGGTGAATCTCAAAATACATTTTCGCCAAAAACAGCATATTATAAAGGTCGTGTTTCTGGTGTTGGAGGCTGGAGATTTAAGGACAATGATGGTTCAATTACAACTTATAATGATTTCCCTTATCTATTCGCTGTAAACTATAAAAAAGGTGGTGAAAATGATCCTATCCTTTCCTATACAGATGAAAAGATTGGTGATTCTGGAAGCTATGTCTTAGGTCGTGGATTAATTAAAAGATTCTTCTGGCAAAGATTAGCGATAATGAATGATGGAAGGCAACTAAACACTTACATGGATATGACAAACAAAGATGTAACAAACTGGTTTCATCGTGAAAGAATTGCCATACATGGTGAATTGTTTGAACTTATTAAAATTGATGGCTATAAGGCATTAAAAGATACTTCAACCGGATGTTTGTTGAGAAAATGGGTGCCGGTTTCTGAGAGAGAAAATAAAAATACATATCCAAGTGAAAAAAGCATTTTGACAGATGCTGTCGAAGTTTTGACTGAACCGATTAGTAACACTGACAATACAATTATTGATAAAGTATTTGACACGCAATACAACCGATTAATGTGCTTGTATACAGATATTCCGCGATAAAAATTTTTAAAGTAAAATATTGTCTTTAAAACAATAAATATGGCTAATATTACCAAAATATATGAAGTAAAACTTCAAGGGCAAGGTGTTGTTCTTGCAGACATGAAAAAGGTCAATAAAGAATTTGATGATGCGAGAAAAAGATGGAAGCAGCTTAAGGATTTGATTTCTCAAGGTGGCCTTTCTTCTGGAGATGCTACAAAGTATAAGGAAGAAATGAATCAGGCAAAACTGGAAACCGAACGCCTGAGACAGGAGACCATCCGTCTTAAAAACGAGACTTTAGCACTCAATAATGCCAACAAACAACAAACTGCAGAACAAAAAAGATCTCGTGAAGAAACCCGTAATAGCACGAGCGAATGGAAACTACTTCTTAAACAATTAAATGAAGCCAGAACTAATGCTAAAAATTTAGGGGTAAAATTTGGAATCGATTCTTCAGAATTCAAAACTGCACAGGCTGAAGTTACCGCATTAGATAGTAAAGTGAAGCAGATTGAATCACGCCTTGGCCAGTTTCAAAGAAATGTTGGTAATTATCCCGGAAATCAAATGTTGCAAGGTTTAAATAAAAATACTCTTGAATCATTGGTTAAGTCCGGTCTTGGTAATGTTATTGCCACCCAACTTAATGAGGCTAAAAATAGAGTTAGGGACCTTGATGCCGAATTGTCCGTATTGAAAAATAAACTTGATGCAGTTAAGACAAATGGAACTGGAGACCTTGAAGCTATTCAGAGAGAAATTATTGAAAACAGAAATGCAGCTTCCCAATTTTCAAGCGCAATCAATCGAATTCAAACAGATTTAAGGAATACAGGGACTATTGGGGCGCAGGTGACGAATAACCTTAAAAATTATTTTAAGAACCTTAAAGGGGAAATCACTGGCTTTTTAGTTGGATATCTTTCTTTTAATACTGCAATTGCCAAAACTCAAGAATTGGTTCAAAATACTTATGAGCTAAGTGATAGTGTTACTTCAATGGAGGTAGAGCTTCAAAAGGCTGCTGGTGGCGCTCAAAGTCTTGTTGATAAACTAGCACAACTCGACACCAGAACAAATCTAAAAGAATTAGTTAACATTGGAAATATTGCTATCAAAGCAGGAGTTGATGAAAATGATCTTGCAGGCGTTGTTTCCGGTATTGATAAGATAAAAACAGCTTTTGGTAAAGATTTCGGTGATGTTGAAACCGGTACCGAAAGTTTGGTGAAACTCATCAACGTTTTTGAAAATGGAAGAGTTACTGAGCAGCAAATGTTAAGAACTGGTAATGCTGTGCGTACGCTCGCAAATGAATCTGTTGCTTCTGTTCCATTTCTGAATGATTTTGCAAAAAGGATGGCCGGTTTAAAGGGAATATCAGAAATAACATTGCCAGCGGTTCTTGGTCTAGCCTCCGGATTTGAGCAATATGGACAATCTGCGGAAACATCTTCTACTGCATTGGTTCGAATCATTCCAAAACTAGCAAGTGATACAGAGAAGTTTGCAAAGTTTGCAAAAATGACAAAGAAAGAATTTTCTGACTTAATAAATACTAATCCAGCTGAAGCACTTATTCGTGTTGCAGAAGGAATTACTAAAGATAAGGCTGGAATTGAAGAATTGATTCAATCTCTTGGAGATTCTGAACTTGCTAAAAAAGGTGGAGCTGGGATTGTCACAGCATTAGGTGTACTTGGAAAGAACTCAGAAACATTCAGAAAAAGTATTAAAAGTGCAGGTGATGCATACAAGGATACTTCCAATATTACAGATGCTTTTGATAAAAAAAATCAAAACCTCGCTGCTGGGATGGACAAACTTAAAAAGAGTTTTACCGATATGGGTAATAATAAAAATCTACAAGCTTTTTTACGAGGTGCCATTGTCTTAATTACTGCAATTACAGGCGCAATTGGGGCTATTCCTTTGACTGGATGGATTACTTTAATAACTCTTTTAACTTTAGCTTATTGGAAAAACATTGAAGCCTTAGCAGTTTCAATTTCACAAACAATTGTTTATGCTGCCAGAACTGTTATTGGAAATGCCTTAATCACTGCTTCCAATATTCTTATCAGAGCTCAGACTTTAGCTTTACTTGCAGCCAATGCAGCATGGAGAGTATTAAATGCAACAGTAGTTCTATTTTATAGCGTAATTCCAGGATTAAGAGCCGCATGGATATCCCTTAACATTGCTATGGCTACCACGCCCATTGGTTGGATTCTAGGGGGTATAATTGCATTAGGAGGTGCAATTGCTTTACTAAGTGCAAGAACAGAATCCAGTGCTGAAAGTATGAAGAAACAAGGAAATGCAATGAAACAATCTGCAATGGACATGAAGTTGAATTCTGAATTAACCAAAAAAGTTACTGACGCAACAGTTGATACCATAGCCAAAATTGAGATCTTAACCCGTATTTTAAAGGATAATACTATTGCATTAAGCACAAAAAAAATTGCACTTCAAGAGCTAATTAATATTAATCCTCAATATTTAAATGCTCTTACTCTCGAAAATGTTAAAACAGCTGAAGGAACAAAAATTCTTGAGGCCTACCGGAAAAAGATTCTTGAAGTTGCCAGGGCAAAAGCTGTTGAATCACTTGTTCAGGAAAAGCAAAAAAAATTGGTTGAGCTTGAGATGAAGGCAACTGATGATGCCAATGCAAAACTTGAAGCAGATAAATATAAAAACAAGGTTTTTGACAGCCGATCTTGGGGTGAATTCGCTCGTGGTGTTGGTGGAATGATTGGAATTGGCCCTGGTGATGCTGAAGATGTTTATAATAATAATCTAAAGGAGAGGATTGATCTTCAAAAGCAAATAAATACTTTAACAAAAGAGCAAGTGCAAAATGTTGCCAAGGGGACAACTAATGGATTCACTGAAAATAAAGGTAGTAGTGTTCCATCAAGAACATTAGCTGCTTTAAGAGAAGAAATACAAGCTTTAACAGCTGAATTTGATGCAGCTGAAATCGGATCTAAAAGGTATAATGAACTTGACAAACAAATTAAACAAAAGCAAGCCTATCTTGATTCCCTTACCAAAACCGAAAAAAAAGCTTCAGACAAAGGGTCGAGATTAACGGGAACACAGAAAGATTATATTAGAGATCTTGAAGCTAATAAAAATAATGAATTATCAGTCTTGGAAAAGTCTTTTATGCAGGGATCTATTCAGGAAGATGATTATCTTAAAAAAAGTCTAGCAAGTAACAATAAATACTATGATGCTAAGATTGCGTATTTGAAGAAAGGAAATGCAGAAGAAAGAAAGCAGGAATCACAAGCTCAATTGGACAAAATAAAGGCTACAAAGGAAACTAATGAAAAGTTGTATAACATTACCAAAAAAAGATTTGATGATGAATTGAAAAATGAAGAGGATGCAATAGTGAAGAAAAGAGACCTTGTTATTAATTCCCCTTATTCTAATGAACAAGAAAAATTAGATGCTGAAAAATCATATTATGAAGAAAGTACAAGTATGCAGATTAGTTATAATCAGAAACTACTGGATTTACAATCTCAATATTCTAAAGGTTCCATAGAAGAAACAAATAGTTTATTTCGAGCTGTCAAAGAAAAATTAGATGCTGAGAATAAAAATAATCGTGAATACCGTATAAAAGCTACAAGAGTTTCTTTTAAAGTAGTGGATGAAACAACAGAAGATTTGGCCAACTCAAACGAAATGTTATCAGCTTCTGACAGAAAACTAGTTTTACAAAGCAAAGAGCTTAGTAATGCACAGAAAAAAATTGAACTTCAAAAAATTTCTGCACGATTGGAATTACAAAATACTAATGCGGAATTAGGAAGTGTCATTGCCAAAATAAGGCTTTTAGAACTTGAAATGCAAAAGCGTGAACTGAATAATGATGAGATGAGAGAGTTCAATAAGCTGCTAAAAGAAAGGCAAAAATTAGAGGGACAAAAGGCTGAAGCGGAACAAAATTATAAAGATTCAAAATCAACAGTCTCTTCTGGGATTCCTGGAAGTGGTGTTTCAGGACTAGCCTCATCTCTTACAAAATCTATCTCTGGCAAGGATGGAAAATTTATGATTGGTGATAAGGATTATTCTGAACAGGCAGGACTTGTCATTGCTGAATCATTTAATATAGCGCAACAGGCTATGAATGATTATTTTGACGCAGAACGTGCCAGAATTGAACAGAGTAAACAATTAGCATATGAACGTATTGACATTGAAACCCAGCAACTTCAAAGATTTGCTCAATCATCATCTGAAAGAGAAAGCATTGAACGACAAGCCAATGAGAAAAAGAAAAAAGCAGATAAGGAAGCCGGAGAGAAGTTGAAAAAAACTAAGAAAGCTGAAGCTCGAATTGCCTTTTTAGTAGAACTTGGTAACATTTGGAGTACTGTAATGCAATTAGGGCCAATCGCAGGGCCAATATTCGGTGCAATTCTATCAACACTAGCCACAGTCAGATTTGCTTCCACTATGGCTAATATAGACAAAGTTCAATATGGTTTTGGTGGACAGTTTAAAAAAAGATTTGGTACAGGTGGACGCTTGGACAATGGTTCTTACCATTCTGAAAATAACGGAATGCCCATCATTAATCCAAAAACAAATGAGGTAGAAGCTTTTATTGAAAAAGATGAAGCTATCATCAACAAAAATTCCATGAAGGACCAAAGTACATATACAGTCACCGGAACGCCCTCCCAAATTGCAAGTAAAATCAACTCCATTGGTGGGGGAGTAGATTGGGATGGTGGAGCAACAATGAAGAAATTCATGAAAGGAGGAACGTATCTGGGAAGTAATCTACAGCCCCCCATATTTAGAAGCTATTATGAAAAAGCAAGTAGTACATTCGGAAACACTGGCAACCTTGACCGACTTGATAGAATTGAACAAAGTATCGAAGAATTGGCAGCTATTCAAAAAAAGGAATCTATGAGAAAAACATATGTTGTCCAAAGAGATATTACGAACTCGCAAAATGAATCAAAAAAACAATCTGAAATCGCAACATTATGATGACATTTGAAGAATTAAAATATTTGATTATAGATAGCCAAAGGAAGATTGAAATTAACAAACTTTTCTTTCTTTTTGTAAAAGCACAGTCATACATTGATATTCTAAGAATAGTCAAGTCTGAAGGAAACTATCGATGGATATTTAATAATGGTTTCCGGGATTTAATCCAATATTTCCCAGTAGATGATTTGGAATCTGAAGGATTTTATAACCGGGAGGTAACTTTGTCAGATATGAACACAGATATTATCTTGTTGGAAAATGGTACATTAAACTTGACACAAAATAATTCTTCCCGTTGCAGGGTTATAACTTATGCTGCAAGAGCATATATTACCTTGAATAATACTTCTATGGTTGAGATAGAATCAAACAGAAGATCCGTTATCAGTGTTACAGCTAATTCATGGGCCTACGCTTACTTAACTGCCAGAGATACTTCTCAAACAACTTTAAATGGCAATGATAAAAGTACATTCATGTTCAATGGATGGGGAAACTCTTACACAACATCTAATTTACAGCCGGAATCTTACGTGAATGCAGTTTTAAATGACAGTGCCAAAATAATAACAAATACACAAAATATTAATGCAAGAAACAACGACAAATCCCAAATCATCTCTTAGTGCTGATTATAAAAATATTGCTCTAGAAATGGCAATTGCTGATTTTGATAAATTCTGTATGTATGCAGGAGTCAATCAGGTTCAATTAAAAGCCTGCATAGAACGTAAAAAAGGCCTTACCTTTGGTCAGATATCTCAAAAACTTAAAGTTCCAAAATCAACCGTAAGGAATATTTGTGAAAGGTGCTTAGTGTAAAATTAAAAACCGTGCCTGAATTTCGCACGGTTTTATTGTTTTTAAAACAATATTTAAATCTTTCAAAATATCTTTGTTACTGATAAATTAAGGCATGAAAAAGATTCCAATTTTTAATTATAAAGTTTCCAATAATGGTGAAAGACTTGATGTCTTCATTGATGGAACTATTGTGGATGCCGAAACCCAGGAGATCCTGCAAGATTGGTTTAATGATCAGACTTCAGTTTCATTCAAGTCCTTCCGTTCAGAAATTCTTGATTCTGGTTTAAAAAACATCAGAATCACAATCAATTCATTTGGTGGACAGATTGGGGATGCTATGGCAATGCATGATTTCATTCAGCAGCTTGAAAATGATGGATATGCTGTTGAAACTATTGGAATGGGAATGATCTGTTCGGCTGCTACCTATCCCCTATCGGCTGCAAAAAACTCTAAAATTTCCCCTAATTCTTGGTACATGATACACAATGTTTCCGGATTTGCCTGGGGAGACGTTAATGAGGTGGAAAAACAAGCTAAAAACTTGAGAAACTTCAATAACAGTATCAGGGATTTTTATGTGAATCTAACAGGAAAGTCCAAAGAACAGGTTGAAGAATGGATGAATGCTGAAACATGGTTTACCGGAACACAGGCAGTTGAAAACGGCTTTGTTAGTTCGACAACTGACCAAAAAGAGGAATTTAAACCTATTAACAAGACAGATTGGAATTTTAAAAATCAAAATGCATTAAATGTATTTAACTCTCTTGCCACTACTCCACCAACAGTGGAAGATCCTGAAAAATTAATTCAAAATTTAAATATGAACAAATTAACAGATGCTATTGTAAATGCATTTAAAGCACTGAATTTGGTCCCAAATGACAAAGGTGATAAAACGGACCCTTTAACAGTTGAAAACCTTACTTCAGCTTTAAACAATGCTTTGAAAGATTTTGACATGGAACCAAAAGTCCCTACTGATGAACAAGTAAGTACAGCACTTACAAATTTCTTCAAAAATGGATTTCCGGAAAACATGATTGCACAGATTACAAATGTTGTGAAAGAAAATGTTAAACCTGAAAACTTCAAAGATTCTGAAGACTTCAAAGGTTTTGAAAACAGAGTTACAAAAATTGAAGAAACAGTTGCTAAGAATATGGGACAGGCGAAGCCGAAAAATAATGGTGGAAATTCTGAATCCAAGTTTGATGCAGATGATGTTGGATTCTCTGAATAATAATAACAAACAATAATATGACTGGCTTAGAAAAAGATGTGCTACAAAATGGCCTTTGTGAGGGCTGCGAATGCACCGGTTTTGTTGCAAAACTCAACTATGTAGTTGATGCAACAGCCAAAACAGCTACGGTCACCGATGCTTCCACATTTGGCGCAGGTGATGATCTAAATGTTGCAAACATTCATGTTTACGACAAAAACGGAAAAGAAAAACACGGGCAAATTACTGCAGATGCAGGAAATGCTGTGTTAGACATTTCAAGTTTGAATTTATCAAGTATTGACATTCTGGGAACTGTGATCAGCACCAAAGGATGTAAAGCCGATTTAGGTATTTACAGTATTGGCAGTGTTGCCCTTTCTGGTCAGCTTGGAAACAAAAATAATCAAGGAGTAAGAGACTAAAAAATTAAGCTATGAACGAAAGATTTTTAGTAGGACCAAAGAGTTATTATGAAATGTTGGTGAAACCACATTTTGCAGATTTACTCCCGGATGGTTCTTTTAATGGAACTCTAAATGAGTTCACAGTAATGGATGATGTTTCCAGTAAAAGAAAGATTGTTGAGATTATGGGTAATCAAAACATTCTGAAAAGAAGGGATGCTTCATGTAATATTATTTTCTCACCAGTTGGGAAAGCTTCCATCAGACAAATTGAAACAGATGAAATCTATGGAGCAACCAAACATTGTGAAAATGAATTCTATAAAGGCTGCCTGGAAGATTTCAGAAACAAAGATCCTAAATTCAGGGATTATATCATGGACTTCTTCCTAAAAGCAATCAAGGTAGATATCACTTCCAATGCGTATTTTGGAGACATTGACAGAGCAAATGATGGGAATGGAATTTGGAGTTGGAATGTGTTTGATGGAATTTTCAAACATTATGCAAAATTTATCAGTGACGGAACAATTAAGCCTAATCAAACAACTGCATTCAATAGTGGAGATTTGACTCCGACAGATGGAAAAGAATATCTTCATTGGGCTTACAAAAATCAAGATATATTTTTAAAACACCTGCCTGATAATATGAAAGCTTTTTATGTATCTCAATCTATTTTTGATGCATATGAAGAGTTCTTAACCCTTACAGGAGGTTCAAATAACATCATGTTGTACCAAAATGGATTTAAGAAACTAAAATATAAGAATATTGATGTTTTGGTTGAAACTACTTGGGATCCAATCATGTTTGCTCTTAACAATGGTGTTGCAGCTCACGCATGTGTTCTTACAATTAGAGGAAACTTCGTTTTTGCTACTGATAATTCATATGGTGAAGCCACACCAGCAGGTGTGAAAGCTCTATTGGTTTGGTACTCTACTGATGAACTTACATGGAAGTATGCAAACTTTATGAGAGCTGGCACCGGTATCGCTTATCCAGAACACTCTGTAATTGGTATGACTAATATTGCCTAAAAAAAATTATATACAGATATTGTTTTTAATACAATATCTGTTTTTAACATTTAAAATTAATTAACATGCTTTGTGTAACACTTAAATCATATACTGTGCCTTGTACTGCCACAACAGGAGGTGTTTCAGATCTTTTTATCTTTGATCCTTCAGACTTCAATTGGACACAGGACGAAACAACAAAAAGCTATACAGCCCTTGCCTTAAGAGAGGGGGCAACAGTTGTGGGAGGTGCAAAAATGCATCTTTTGAAATTTCAAAGAAAAGAAGCAGAATTTAAATTCAAACACACCTTGAATGGATGTTCAGTAAAATATGAATATGATCTTGATGCCCAGCTTCCTAATCTATCCCAGGAATTAACAAACTATTTATCAAGCCTAGATGCTGCCGGATGTTGCTGTGGGCTTGGAATGGTTATCAGATTATATTCTGGAAAAATATTTGTTATTGGTGAACGCTATGTCAACGAAAAAACGATTCCGTACTTCGAAGTCGTCATGAATGGAACAGAAGGTGGTTCAGGTCGAAAGATGGAAGACTTCAATGGGGCTAAAGTCATGTTCAAAGCTGAATATGGAAGAATGGCAAACGAATTCTCAGGCGACATTTCTGTAATTGAGGCTTTTCAATAGGAGGTGATTCTCATAAAAAAATCTTTGACCGAACTTTTGATAAAACCTTTGAATAATGTTTACAATAAGACCAAAATATAAAAATAAAGTAGTCGGCTTTAATGGGTCGGCTGCTCCCCTTGGGGAAAGAGATGATTTTGCAGTTTTAGCGGAAATTGCTGTTAATAGTCAAGATCCTTCACTTTTGATTCTTTTTAATAAAACACCAACAGCCGAGGATGTTAAGAAATTTAAGACTCAAAAATTCATGAAAGAAGAAAAAGAAGGTGATAAGAATGAATAATTCTGTAAAAAATAAAAATACAGTAGTATCAAATGTTGCCACAATTGATGCTAAAAATCCAATTCCCTTTGAACCTTCAGGGGAATCAACTGCATTTCATCTTACAAGAAGAGTCAAGAGATATCTTCCGTTCTTAGAGCCGAAAGACAATTTTTTTCAATTGCTTTTGGAGGCAAAACTTCTTTCCCCAACTAATAATTCATGCGTAAACTCAAAAACTAACTTTTGTATTGGAAAAGGTTCATTCATTAAAGATGGATCCGAAAACAAAGAATTTGATAAGTTCAAAAAACGTGTCAATAAAAAAGGGCAAAACTTTGATAAACTGATAAAATCAGTTTTCAATAATCATTTTACTGTTGGTAACAATTTTGTGGAGATTATCCGGGGAGAAGTCGGAAATAAAAAGTTCATGTGGATTGTAAACCGTCCATATCTTGACTGTAGGTTGTCAACCCCAAATGATGATGATATATGCGAAACCGTTTTTATTTCTAAAGAATTCAGGAGAAAAACCGCCTGGACTTTAGTTGAAGACAAAGCTGTTGAACTTCCAATTTATTGTGGAGATCTGGACGATCTAAAGTGGTATAAAAGTGAATCAGGTACTGAACACTGTGTGATTCATGTGAAGAATGATTTGCCTGGATATGAGTATTACGGAATGCCAGACAATATTGCATCACTACCCTATCAAGTTTTAGAATATAAAAATGTAAGATATAATCTTGATATAATTGATAACAATCTTGTTGTTGGAGGGGTTATATTCTTAGAAGGAAATGTAACGCAGGATGAAGGTAAAAAAATCGGACAAGACATCGTTTATTCTCATACTGGAGATGGAAAAAGAGGACGTTGGACCGTTGTCACAGGTGGCAAAGGAATTACAAATTCTGCTCTTCAGCAATTCGATGCAAAAACAGATGGGTCATTTCTTGACTTAGATGAAAGTGTTGAAAGCAAAATTGTTGATTCCAATAATTGGGATACTGCTCTTTATGGTCAACAAAAAACATCTGGAATTGGAAATGGTGGTTTTGCCTATCTATCTGCAGTCTTTGAGACAAAAAATAAAACTGTTATTGAGCCAATACAAGAATTAATTATTCAGGATCTTATTCAGCCTTTTTTTGCAATTTACGATGATTGGATGGGAACAAAATTCAGCGATCTTGAACTTGGTTTCAAAACGGTTTCGCCAGCATCATTCATAGGTGAAATTGATGTTAATTCATGTCTGACAAAAGATGAAGGCCGTGAAATTCTTGGTAAACCTATCATGGAAGATAAAGCAAAGGGATCTGAATTCATTTCAACAGCAAAAAATAAAAAAGATGTACAGGCTCAATAATCTGAAAAGAAATGTTCTTATCACTCCAGATGAAGTGATTTTTCATGCTGCAACAGATCAACAGATTGCTGAGAGGCAGATCTTGCAAAATATAATTGTTGCTGAAGAACGTTGGATTGCCAACGCAATTTGTGATAAGTTCTATGAAGATTTTATTTCAAAAAAAAATGTAACCGTTACCCAAGAGAATAAAGCAGATCTGTTGCAGAAAATTAACACGTCTTTTGAACTTGATGGGCTGAATCCAATAAAAGATTCTGATCTGAAAATTGGAATGATCATCAATGCAATTGAGTTTGTTGATAATCTGTGGTATGTAAAATTGTGGGAAAGATTCCTTTGGAAACTTAGTGCAGAATGCGTTGATATGACTTCTATTGTTCCAAGTTGGTTAAGGCATACTTCAATAGGGCAACAGATGAATAATCCAAACGCAATTGGTGGTAATGGAGCATCTTCTGCCTCTGGAGGAGTAAAAGAAATAAACTTTAAACAAGCCTCATCAATTCAGGATCGCATTGATCCTTTGATTGAACGAATGCACTTATGGATATGCCAGAACAAAGAAAATTTTCCACTTTACTGTAAAGATTGTGGAGGATGTGGATGTGATGGTGAACTAACGGGAGTAGATGGAGTTTCCCATATAAGAAAAACGAATTTCATAACTAATATATACGAAGACTAATGAGTTCACAAGATTTAACTAACATCAGCATCCTTATAAAAAATGAAGTTGCTGAAGAAGGTAATACTAAACAAAGAATTGCAGGTGCTTTTGACATAGTTAATAAAGATAAGGCTGATTTGATAAACGGTCAGATCCCCTACACTCAACTGCCTCCTATGTTTTCAAGCATGTATAAAGGATACTTGAAAATTAATACAACAGCACCAAATGCGACTGGTTTATATCGGCTATTAGAAGTCGGTACATACAATAAATTAACTCCTGCCGTTGATGAAAACGGGAACTCTATAACAATAATTACCATAGATAGTGAAATTAATGAAGCATATTATGATGGTTCGGTTTGGAAGAAAGTTGAAACAAAACTTCCAAAATTAGGTGTTGCTAATGAGTTTGATCCAAATGATGATGAAAATGCACAAGCAGGAAAACAGATTACAGGATATGTTAATTTTTCGCTGAGAATTCTTACTTACACTGTGAATTTAGAGAAAGATAATTTTGTAAAGTATTCTCAATTATCAAGTACTGCAACCTTTTCTGAAGGACCAAATAGTGTTTTTGGAAAAGTTTCTATGTATAAATTGACAGGTGGTGATGTTTTATTTGGCTCCAATTTTTCAGCACTAGAAGGCTCAGATACATATGACTCTACCAAAACAAATGTGATCACATTTTGGAAAGAATACAATAAAGTAAGATATTTTGTTGAGACATTTCCTTTGGAACCAATAATTCCAGATTATGTTTCATATTACAATTTTTCAGGAAAATCTCCAAATACATTACTTACAAACATAGCTGCAGAAAGTGGAAGCTCTTTTATAGGAAATACAGGCAGATTTAAGATTAATACATCAAGCACCATGCTTACGGCTACAACAACGGCTACCGGGCTTTCAGATTCTATAGCAATCAATAAAGGAAATCTTGTTAATTACAAAGTCACGATTACAATGGCTTTTACTACATCGTTCCAGTTTGCAATTAATCGTACATCTGCTACTGATTATGCAGAGTACATAGATATTTTGCGAAACAGCCCGGCATTTCCCACGTCAACAATAAAACAAAAAACAACGGCAAATCCTTCAGGTGTCAGCTTAGGAACTACCACAGCAATTCCCGCCTCTGCGCCCAGCGGATACCCTGTAGAGATATTAGTTAATGGAAACACAGCTCATCTTACGATAAACAATCAATTTGTTTGCGACATTCCAGTTTCTGGAACAGGGAATTACTTTTCAATGATTTTCGTCGGAATTGATGATTTCATGATTGATTATAAATTAGAAGCTCTTTAAAAGATGAGTAATTATATAATTACGATAAAGAAAAAGGCCGCAAAAAAAGTAATGCGAAATATCTCCTTAAGTGACATACTTCCACCGGGCTTTCAAGAAAGTGTTTTGACTCTCGAAGCACAGATAATCAGAGATGATGCATATAGCATTATTCAAAGTGCTTTGTTGGGTGGATACGTGAATTTGCTTTGGGATAAAGCTGTCTCATTATCTAATACATTGCTAATTGAAAGCAATACCAATATTACAGCAATTAGCGGTAAGGGTGCTGTACTGAAAAATTCAGTTAACAAGCCAATGATGCGTAATAGAACGTTGAGATTTTCAGATAACAATTCTATAATTGATAGAAATATAGTTATTGATGGCGGAATCTGGAATGGTAACTCAGCAGGCCAGACGGTTAAGGGAACATCACAGTTCGGTTTTGCTAATCTGTTTTCGTGGTACGGGGTAGAGAATTTGACTTTGAAAAATCACAAAATGTATACTCCTAAAGTATACGCACAGCATGCAATTAATGTGGTCAATGGTCATATATCTGATTTTGTTGTGGATGTTGGAACTAATCCGGCAATAAATATGGACGGCGTTCACTGGGATGGATGGTGCAAAAACTGTTCAATAAAAGATGGTAATATACGAAGCTATGATGATGGAATTGGAATTAATGCGGATGATTTACTTAATGTTTCAACCTCCGAAGCTAAAGGTTTTTTTCCTGTTTCAGCCAATGGACCTGTTGAAAATATTGTCATTGAAAATATTGTTTTCAATGATTCTTTATTTGGAATTAGATTGCTTTCCGGACAGAGTAAAATAAGTAATATTATTATTAAAAACATCAGTGGTATAACAAAAAATTATTCAATAATAGTAGATAATTACTGGCAAAATCCGAATGGCTTAGATAAGCCAGGAAAAGGGAATATTGAAAATATTACAGTTGAAAGTGTTACAACTACAGTTCCTTCCTCATCAGTTGCATTTCCGATTAATCGTGCGAAAATAGTATTGTCATGTTCTATTAAAGATTTAACAATGACAGGAGTAACGCCAACTGGAACAAACTTGCCAATATTAGAAAAACTTTCACAATCATCTGATGGACAATACACCTACTCATATGATAATGTAAAATTAAATGGGAATCCAGTATAAAAGACTTTATTAACAATATAAATAAAATTATGATAGAGATTATAGGTTTTGATGATCAGGCATATAAGATCATTATTGCAAAACTTTTCATGGTATGTGGCGCCTGGATCTGCGTTTTAATTGCAATATTGATTGATTTGTATTTTGGAATCCAAAAGTCAAAATCAATAGGTGAACATACCTCTTCAGAGGGATTTAGAAGGAGTATACAGAAATTCGCTTTTTATTACTCAATGATGTTTTTTGCTTTGATTTTTGACACTCTATTTCTACCCGTCTCAATATCATTGAACATTGCTTATATCCTTAAAGTAGCACCATTATTTTCCATCCTTTGTGCTGCGGGATTAGTATTAACAGAGGCAAAGTCTGTCCGGGAAAAAGCAGATCAAAAATTAAGACGAAAAACAGACCGGTCAAATAGAGAGATTGCTTCAGGTCTTTTTGATCTGTTGAAAAATAAAGATTCGATTATTGACCTAATTAATACCGTTAAAAAAGATGAGAGCAACAATACTAGCACTGATTAGCCTTTTTGTATTAGGGTGCGGTTCCAGGACCAAAAACTTAACAAAAACAGAAGATCATACCAGATTTGAAAACAATTCAAATTTAAATGAAAGTACCTCTCTAACAAATAGTACCTCATCAGTTGCTGATGTTAGAAATTTTTTGATCAATAATGGATTGAAAATAAAATCAACCGGCCAAAATTATGAATTGAGATATGGTGATCTTGTATTTTCCGGATCCGCAGATTTGGAGTTTACTGAAAAGAAAGAAGAAACTATTATACATCATGTATATAAGATACACACAACATACATAAAGGATATTAAGTATCAAACTAAAACCTTCTTCAAAACCGATAAGACATCCAAAAACCTTAATGTCAAGAGAACTGGAGTTTCATTTGGCTCCATGGTATGGATTGTTATTTTTTCTCTTATATCCGGTGTTATTTTATGGGAATTAGCAAAACGAATAATTTTTAGAAAATGAGAAATATAAATTACTTGGTTGTTCACTGTACAGCAACACAACCAAATACGAAAATTTCCAGTATTCAAAATTACTGGAGAAATGAACTTAAATGGAAGTCTCCCGGCTATCATTATATCATAGAAGCAAACGGGAATGTAGTGAATCTACTTCCTATTGATAAAGTTTCAAATGGTGTTGCTGGTCATAATTCTGAAATAATCAATATATCATATGTAGGAGGTATTGATTTTAAGGGGAATCCAAAAGATACCAGAACTGAAGCGCAAAAAGAAGCTCTTCTGATCCTGCTTAAACAGCTAAAGAAACAGTTTCCTTCAGCAAAAATACAAGGGCACAGAGATTTCAAAGGAGTCAAAAAAGCCTGTCCTTCGTTTGATGCTAAAGCAGAGTATCAAAATATTGTTTAACTTAAAAAAATGAGATGTTTTTTATCTGTCCCGGACGAGTTTCCGGGATTTTTTATTGTAAAGCAAAATGGAATCAATATTTTTTTTAATTAAATCATAATATTGTAGAGTTCCATAATTTGTAAAATGATTTGAATCGTAGATATATGGAGTATAATCAACATTTAATTCTTTAATCGGATAATTAAGAATGTCGATGTATTTATTCCCTAAGTACTTTTTAAGGTCTGCATTTATTTTTAAATCAGTATTTATTAGTACTTTATTATATTTATAGTTTATACCATATTGGTCCCTCATGATTAATGTTGTAGGATAGTCAACAAAAAATCTTTTGCTTTGGCCAATATATAGAGTTGGTACAAAATACATTTTAAAATATTCTTCTATCTCCTTTATTTCTTTATTTGAATCACGATCTAATGGATAACCACTAAAAAAAGAAGAGACAATTATTAGGTCAATATTTTTATGATTCCGTGGAAAATACTCATCATAAAAGTAATTGAAAAGTCTTTTGGGGTTTTTGAAGATGGACTTAGAATTTTTAATTGGAAAAGTGGCATCTCCGGTGAACTGTATTAAATTAAAGTTTTGTTCTTTCGATATTAAATTAAGTGTTTTAGAGAAAGCTCCAGCATGACTATCTCCCAATAAAATGATGTTTCTCTTATTATTTTCCGGCAATTGTATATCAAAACTTTCATATTTCATTTCGTCACTCATATGATGTTTATTAATGCTGAATTGTGTCTTAACATCATCAGTGTCTTTGTATTTTGAGTTATAATAAATCAACTTAGATAATTTATCATTAAATAAATACTGTAATGGTATTTTCGAAGCAATAAAACTAATACAAAACAAAATAAATGTAAAGGACAAAATGTACTTTAATTTATCATTGTATGTTCTTTTTTCAATATAATAGTATGAAATAGTTGCAATGATTACAGATATAACCATAAACAAAATATTGTATTTAATTCGTTCGTTGACGTCAAAAAAAATTAGTAAAACATAAAATGGCCAGTGCCACAAGTACAATGAATAGGATATGTCGCCAAAAAATTTAACAATTCGATTATTAAAAAAAGGCGTTTCTATATTAAAAATTAGAATTACTGTAGTGAATAAAACCGGTAATAATGTTAAATAAGAGGGCCAAGCAAATTTATCATGATCAATAAAATAAACTAAAAATAAAAGAATACCAATACAAGAATAAACAATTTTAGATCTTATACTTTTATCTACTTTGTTATTTTTAATTAAAAACGCTAATCCGCCGATCATCATCTCCCAGGCTCTTGTGTATGGAAGAAAAAAAGAAAATGAATTATCTGTTTTATTGTGAAATAACATGAGTAAAAAAGATACTATTATCAATCCAAAGAAAAACACGTTAAATCTATTTCTTTTAGATTGATAAATTGGCTTTAAGGTCATTAGTAATAATGGGTAAACCATGTAAAATTGCCATTCTAAGCTAAGTGACCATGTATGTAAAAAGAAATTGAATTTTGAAAATTGATCAAAGTAACCAGTGTTAATATAATAAAAGATGTTTGAAAAAAATAACGAGCTGCTGTAAGCATTTTTTAAAGTGTATATGAATTGTGTGGGAACTAAAATGTATACAACAATACAGATCGTTGTGATCATTAATAACATCGCTGGAAATATTCTCTCAACCCTTTTTTTGTAAAAATTCAGTAGTTTAAAATTATCATTATCAAAACCTGATAAAATAATTCTAGTCATTAAATACCCGGAAATCACAAAGAAAATATCAACCCCTATAAATCCACCCTTGAAAAAGCCATAGCCAAAATGATAAAAAAGTACAGATAAAACAGAAAATGCACGCAGGAAAGAAATGTCGTTTCTAAATTTCATGGCTTTTAATAAATTTTTATCATGTGTATTGGCAAATATAGCATATTTAGGTTAATTTCTGTATGATTTTAAAACCATAGAAAAATTAACTTATTTCCAACATGTTAGGGAACAGAATGCTTCAACTCATTATAAAAAGGACAAAAATTAAATTTGTTACAAATTATATCAATTTTTATTTTTACAATGTTTGAAATTGTATCAATTTTGCTGCATGGAAATTAAAGGTGAAGTTATTAGTATCAATTCTGATAGAATGAGAATTCGTTTAGAAGGCAAAAGAAAATCAGAGATAGATGTTTTCCTTTCCCCCAATAGATTCAAACTACTTCATTGGCATGTGGTGGTGGTAAGATCTATTGTGCATTTTAAAATTGAAATCGAAACACAAGAAATTAATGAGATTAAGCTCGCTAAGTTGTGGCTTGATTACATAATTTTCCCCACTTCAATTAAGCCCAAACCTGAATCAAAAAGACACAAGGATGACGAGCGTCCCGGAATCGGCTGGGCTCAAAGTATTATTAACAGCAAGAAATAGATAGTTGGAATTTGGTTAGAATTAAAATAAATTTCACAAAACACTTTTAAATTAAGAAATTATTAATTCCTTCAAATCTTTATTCTTCCTATTCATTCTACCAGTTGCATATATTCCTGTTGTCTCATCTTTGGCATGATTTGCCATTCTTTTTGCCGGTGCTTCCACCTCTTTAAGTATATTATTGCTCATTTCATCAAGTATGTCAAGGAATAAATGTTTGTGAGTATAAAAATCAGCTGTTACTTTCAAAATATTTCCTTCATCATCCTTTATGTCATCTGAATCTTTTACATGTCTTTTCCATCGTCTGGAAATTTGTTTTGCGTTTATTGGTTTTTCTCCTGGAACCAATCCTGCAGAAAACAGATAATCCTCTTCATCTTGACATAGTGATAAGATTTCCTTCCAATAAGGAATGGCAGCCCTTAAAATTATCTTTTTTTCCCAGGTATATTGTTTTCCCTTTTTAATCAAAACCTTATATTCTTGATTATTCAAATCAACATGTTTCTTTTGTATTTGCATAAATTCAGTTGAGCGGCCTGCAGCATAAAAGAAAATTTTCCCATACCTGAAAAATGTGTAACATTTTGTTTGAAGATATTTATGGACACAGATCATATCCTGTTTGGTTAACACCTCCCTGATCTTTATCTCCTCTACTCTTTTTTCAACGTCATTTACCGGGTTTTCTTTGCCTGTACAGCCATATTGTTTAAGTTCTTTAAAAAGTGATTGCAAGTGGCTCCGTGAATGATTAAAAACACTATCAGTTAAATTTAAATAATCAAGGATAGTTTTAATGTGCCAAGTTTCCACATCACTTATTAATAGTTTCATGAATCCAACTTCAATAAGAATGTCATCTATATCATTAATAAGCCTTAAAACATCATTTGAATAGCCGATGGACCATCTTATAGATTTGTTTTTATGAGCTATTTTAAGCGCTTCAATCATTGGTAATTTTGGATGTAGCTTAAGAAGTTTTGAAGTCATGTATTTATGAGTAATAGGATTATAGTTCCTATTATCTAACATGTCTTCCATGATGTCTTTCTGAAGTTCTGCTTCTTCTTTCAAGAAGGAAAGATCATCACTTGAAAATTTCTTCACAAATTGAAATCCATTTGGATATCTATCAACTTGTGTAGGGTCATGAAATATACACTTCACTCTCCATTGTCGAGGAAATTTTGATTTGTTTGTGAATTTTTTATAGCCCGCTGGACTAATAAAAACACCGGTTCTTGAACAACCGTTTAAAAGATTTTTTTTCATGATGTATAAAAGTTACCCGAAAAGTTACCTTTCAGACTTTTTATACTCATGTTAAAGCTGTATAAAACACAGGAAGCCTAATGTGGCAACGGCTTCCCATGTAGTGGTCCCACCTGGGCTCGAACCAGGGACCACCTGATTATGAGACGAAAAAAGTTACTTTACATTTTATTTCATTCTTTTTCATTGTTCTGATTTTCAACAAAATAAAGATTTTTTATTTTTCATTTCTTTATAATATCTTGTATTATTCTGATAAAATGTTTCACCTATGTTTCACCCAGATATTTTTTAGTCAATTTGCAGAAACTGCAAGAACTGCAACTGTTACAACAGTCCTTCATCATTAAAACTTGTATAACTTTCTTTTGTGATAATAATACTGTCAAGGAGGGAAATGTCAAGTAATTTACAAGCTGTCTTAAGCTTCTTTACTATTGAAAGGTCAGCACTACTTGGGTTAAGATTGCCACTTGGATGGTTATGAACTAATATAAGCCCTGTAGCTAGGCATTTTAAAGCTACAGATAAAATCAATCTGATATCTACTAAACTTGCTGTAATTCCACCTTTAGACAAGTTGTAGACTCCAATCACTGCATTTGATGAATTTACAAGAAGAACTTTTACTTCTTCCTGCATTTCTATTCTCCCTTCATCCCACACTGTCCTTAGAATTGCTATTACATCACTGCTCGTAGTAAGAGTAGCTTCATACATTTTACAAGGATGATATATTACCTGTATCTCTGATACTTTTGTTTCTGTATTCATTTTTAATTTTTTTGAAGTATGTGTGGGGGGCACACAGCTTGTATTATGCTTTTTTAACTCCAAAATCGTAAAACCTGTTTAAAACCTCTTTCTGATACATCAGAATAGTCAAGTTATCCTCTTGCTGATAATAAAGTTTCAGAGTTACAGAACTGGGAAAAGAGACTGTAAATTCTTCTAATTTATTTTTAAGACTCTCAACCTTGTTTTCTTTATACTTTAGTTCTACTCTCATGAGCCTGTCAGCATTGAAGTACAATAATACCTGTTTTACCTTTGAACCCAGTATTTCGTTTATTTCTCCAAAGTACTCATAAGAGACGAGAGATAAATTGTTTTCTATGAACTCATAAGGAGGTACAGATATGATTTCAAACTCAAAATCTTGGTGTTCATCATCCAATCTGAATTTTAAGTGCTCATATATGTCATTTATCATTTTAATTGTTAATTGTTAAAAGCCACCTCTAATCCAGATGGCTGTATTATTGCTTACAAGGGCATATTCTGCTGATTATATTCTTCAAGAATTGTCTTGAACTTCACATCTTCTACGCATCCATTTTTGATTTTAATTGAGAAATAACCATCAACTTTGGTATTACCTGGAATTAGATAACCTGGAGCTAATATTTCACAGTTTATCCAATCATGAAAGACCTTATTATCATCTTCAAGAATCTGGTTTACATAAGATTTCTCATAAGTTTTATCATGCTTACTGTATATCTCACAGATATACAGCTTACCATTATTAAGTTGCCAGGCTATTACACAATTACTCAAAAAAAATGTAGAAGTTGTAACTATGATGAACATACCCTGTTTAAGACCTTTATCAATGTCAATATTACTTGGAACTGTGTAATAGTGAATAACCTCTAACACCATTACTTCTGGTCTGCAATGCTAGTTGAATCTACGTTCTTATTGATTGGACTATCTTCTTTATCATCAGTAAATGCAATGTAGAGTTTGTTCTGTCTCTTGTTGTAATATCCTAGAATATTACTTTTAGGAGTTATTTCTTTGTAGTCTTCTGGTAGAACTATCTGTACAGGATAGTTGACAAGGTTATATCCTTCGATATTTGATTCTTGGTAGAATTTAATTCCAAAGACTGCTAACAGTATTCCCAGTACAAATGTGATTGTGATTAGTAGTGATTTTAGTTTCATGTTAAACAAGATTATTTTTCATTTTGAATATTCGAAAAATTGACTTTTACAGCTAAGTTGTACAATGTTTAATTATAGTTGGTTAACCTTGCCCATTCTGAGGTGAAATATTTTGTAATTGTGTAGTTATTTTTGGAGGTATAGGTAATTTCTACTACAACTATTGGCTCTTTACTATCTTCTTTGTAGCAAAATTTAAATATCCTTTTAACAGGGTTATTAAGAAGATTTGATGGTATATATTCTTTTATATATAGACCTTGCTCAATATAAGTTCTGTCTAATTTTGCAGGATACTCAGCAAAATTATTATCCAAGACTTTTAAAACCTCTTGCTTTTCTTCCCAAAATACAAACATATTTACTTCTTTTTGGATGGGTGAGTTTTCTTTTTTTGTGTAAAAACATACAATTCCTCCTGAATTAACAAACTTATTAAACACCTCTTCTGAGGATTGTGAATAACCAATAGTGAAGAAAAATAGAATAAATAACAAATAGATTTTTTTCATTTCTATAAAAATTTAGATTTAACAAATATATTAAATTATCAAAAATGATAATGAAAATATTATCATTTTTGACCACTTTTGAAGTCAGTAATTTTTATTAATGGAGAAAATAAACTTTCAAATAGCTTTAGGTAAAAGGATAAGACAGCTAAGAGAAGAGAAAAATATGTCTCAGGCTGAACTAGCTTTACTATGCAATTTTGAGAAGTCTAATATGAACAGGATTGAAACAGGTAAAACCTGTCCAAGTAGTTTTACTTTATACAAGATTTCTATCAGCCTAGAGGTGAAACTCTCTGAAATCACAAATGTGATAGAATAATTCCCATCTTTAACCTTATCTCTCTACAGCAAACCAAAAGTTAGTGTAATCTTCCAATAAGAGGTTACCTGGATTCTTCTTATAGTATGCTCAATGAGTTTGGTATAAATGGAAACTTCAGCTATTTAATAAAATCTTACCCAGTCATTAATTACTTTTAAAGTCAAAGTTACCTGGGCAGATGTAAAGGTAAACATCAGTAAACAGGAAAAAATAGAGTAAAAGAAAAGGACAAAATTTACTCCCTTTCTTTATAGGTTCCAGGTAAATTTTGTCCTAAATAAGTCCCACTTTTTGTTTTTGTATACATACATTTTACAAAAATTAGGACTTATTGGATTTTTACTGGATAGTACTCACAAGGTTACCTGGAGCTGTGTAATTCTCTAAATAGTTATTGTGTGCTAGTTGTGAACTTTCATCAGGTGTGTACTCATACCTGTGATTCAGGGTGATAAGTTCTCCAGTCTCTTTGATAGTATACTGATAAGGTTCACATTCAATCTTGATAATATCACCTTTCATCATAGTACCTCGAAGACTTCTACATACAGCTTCATCAAATGTTGCAGGTATATAGCATTTCTTTGCTGTTGCATAATACTGACCTGTGGTCTGACTTTGTATAAGTTCAATACCACTGTTAATTTCAAGGACACAAAAGGCTGTGCCATCTTCTCTTTTTCTTTTGGTGTAATTCGTAATCGTTACCATAGTCTTTTTGATTTTGAGTTAATTGTTAATTATTGAAACAAGACACAAACCTTTACACCACCACTATTAACTGGGTTTAAAGGCTTAATGTATGTTATTTCCCCACAAGTGAGGGTTATTCAGGAGTGTTGCATTGTAAAAGAAAGATTGATACTCTACTTTAACTGCTCCAGGTTCAGTGTTGAGGTGAGATGAATAGAAATCAGTATAGGCAGGTGCAGTGAAAGTACATTCACAAGGTGATCCAGTGCTGTCACAAGTAAAGAACTAAAATTGAAGTTGCAATTGTTCACATATCTAATATAGACCTGTGAAAATTGCAAGTTCTTGTAAAGTGGGGAGGGGGATTTCCCAAATTAAAAGCCAAGTGGGGGATTATGCTAGTGCATTTGCTCTTGAATATTTTTTAGTAATAAAAATTTTTCATGATTTATAAAGTGCTATATTTGAGATGCTTCAGATTAAGCATAAAAAACATTAACCAATAAAAACAATTATTATGACATTTGACGAGTTATTAGAAACTTTTATCAATTCTGACAAGGAAGAATGGAACACAATGAGTTCGTGGGGATATGGGAGTGGTCCATCTTACAGAGACCAATTCAGTTTTTCAGAAGTATATCAAGGAGAGAACTATGTGCTAGAACATAAAGAGCATAGTAGTATGGCTTCATATATGCCAAATTTGTCGATAACTATAGCTTGGGGTATACAGGTGGGAGATAAAAATGAAGGTGTTGATAGACCTTGGGCTACAAATAATCCAGACCCAAGCCCAGGCAGGTCAAGCTATTTGGATTTTTTCTATAATAACGCCCTTGTTTTCAGAGTTGCTTATTGTATAGTGGATGGTGGCAGATGTGAAATACCATTCCCAGATTATGATGAGCATGGGAATGTTTCAGTTCCTAGACAATATCATGACTTAATAAAAAAATTCAGTGAAATAGTGAACAGGTCATTTATTTTTGATGGTTATTTCGCAAGAACTGGAATAACCATCTCAGAGGAAGAATGGAAGTAATCTAGACACTAAAATAAGAAAGGACTTTTTTAATTTTGAGAAAGTCCTTTCTATTTTTTTGAGAAGTAAAACCTTAAACCTAACTGAAAAGTAAAAGTCTGCAAATTTAACTATTGATTTATCAAGGATTACTATTTTTTAATTTTTCTTGTTCCATAAATTTTGCAGTTTCTTCAACAGCAGATTCAGGAGAATAACCCTTACTTCTTGCTTCTGCATACACACAAGCTTCAAGTGCTTCGCTGATATCTTGACTAGGAGAATCTCTCTTAATTACTATTATATCCACAAATTTTTCTAAAAATACATCCCTGAAAATGTCCTCTTCTGAAAAACTTCCATATCCTTGAGTTTTTTTTCTTTCCATTACTTCAGCTGTTTTTTGCTGAAGAGAAATCTCTAATTCATTCATAATAAAATTTTAGCTTAAGATACAAGTAACTAATCACACCACAAAATGAGAGGTAGAAGAAATATTAATTAGTGTCTAAATAATTATGGCATTTTATGAGTTCTTATTTATTTTTAAAATGCAATTCACGTCTAAAATATGAGTTAATTGTCTATTAATAAATAAAGATTAGTAGTTCATAAGTTTAGTAGAATTTTATAATTTTAGTAAACCAACTTTTATTGGTTATATTTGTTAATATTATTTAAGATGAGTAAAAATTTTTCCATAGATGCTAGATTAATTTTACAATTAGGCAGAGATAGTATTAAAAACCATACTACAGCTTTAATAGAGTTAATAAAAAACTCTTATGATGCAGATGCAACCAAAGTAGAAGTCGAAATTAAGAAAGATTACATCAGAATAGCTGATAATGGATTTGGTATGTCTGAACAAGAAATTAATGACAACTGGTTGATAATTGGTTTTTCAGAAAAAAGAGCATCAAAACAAAGTGAGAAAGGTAGAAGAAAAACAGGTGAAAAAGGTATAGGTAGAATTGCGACTGACAGATTAGGTAAAATAGTCGAAATAAAAACTAAATCAAAAAAAGACAATATTCAAGGATTAAAAATTAATTGGGAGCAATTTGATGTTGAAAAAACACCTATTGAGAATATTGAAATTGAAGAAATTGACAACCCAATACTAACTGTTCCCAAAAGAGCAGATAAAGAAATATCAGGTACAGAAATAATAATTACAGAATTAAGAGAACAATGGGATTCTTCTTCAATAGAAGAGCTGTATGATGAACTATCGTATTTTGTTACTCCTCTTGAAAATAAAAAAATTGATTTTGAAATTGATTTAAAAAATGATTACGACCAAAGCTTTTCTAAAAAAGTATCTTCAACAATAAATAAATTTTCTGAAATAGATATAGACTGTGTTTATGATGGAAATAAATTACTTTTCACGATAAAAGATAAGTATTTTAAAAAGCCTACCACTAAAATTATGGAAATTAATGAAATTTTCCAATTAGTAAATTCTAATAGTGAAACAAAAACTATTGATTGTGGTCCATTTTTTCTAACAATTTCTTTATATATTCAGAAAAGTTCATTACTATCTGGTTCAGGTTTTAAACTGACAGATCTGAGAGATTTTTTAAATAATAATTCTGGGATAAAAATTTATAGAGATGATATTGTTGTAAAACCATATGGGTTTGTAAATAGTTCACTTGGATATGATTGGTTAGGATTAGCAGAAAGAAAAGCAAGAGATCCAGCAGGGGTTAGTAGAGACACATATAAAGTTTCACCTAATCAGTTAGTTGGTGGAATTTTTATAAAAAGAGATGAGAATGAAAATATTAAAGACAGTTCCAATAGAGAAGGTTTAGTTGAAAATGCAGCTTTTAAAGAACTACAAAATATTGTGTTAGGGACTGTAATATTATTAGAATCACATAGAGTAAATATTATAAATACTCAAAAAAAAGAATCAAAGAAAAATTCTACAACAAAAAATGAAAGTATTGAACATATCACAAAAGAATTAAAGCAAGTTAAATCTGAATTAAGAAATATTGAAAAAAAGGTTGTAAATCTTGATGAAACAAGTAAAACATCACTTACAAAATCTATAGAAACTTTAGATTCTGCAATAATAGAAACAGAAGAAACATTTGAAAAACTGTTTGATGAGAAAAGAGTGTTAAATGCTCTAGCTACATTAGGTATTTCTTCTGCTGTATTTGGGCATGAAACAGAAACTGCAGTTAGTAATTTCAAACTACATTTACGAAATGCAAAAGAATATTTTGATACAGATCCTGAAATTACTAAACAACAATTAGATAAGGCTTATGAACAATCAAAATTAATTTCTGGATGGGGAGAATTTGCTTTATCTCGAGTTGAAAGAGAGAAGAGAGGAAAAAGAAAAAGAAAAATCTCCAAAATTTTAAACGAATCTTTAGATTTGATAGAGCCAGCTTTAGAAGCAAAATCAATACAACTAATTAGAGAGTTTGAAGAATTATATGCTACAACTTACACTATGGATATAGAGTCTATAATTATTAATTTAGTTACCAACGCATATACATTTTGTGTAAATCAGGACGTAAAAAGAAAAATAAGAGTTAATTTAGAGAAAGTAGTATTTAATAAAATTGCTGGATATAGGATAACAGTAAGTGATACAGGAAAGGGAATACCTAAAGAATATGAAGGGAGAATTTTTGAGCCTTTATTTAGTACTAAAATATCAGGTGATAAGAAACACAATGGGACAGGACTTGGATTAACTATCGTAAAGTCAATAGTTGATGAAATGAAAGGAACCATAGAGGTTGGTAGAGATTCTAAACTAAAAGGAGCCCAGTTTAAAATTTGGTTGCCAATAGAAATTTAA